ATGATCCAGGACCACGAGATCGACGCATGGCTCGGCACGGAGGCCGGCCTGAGCCCGGAGCAGCGCGACGAGTTCGCCCGCCTGGTGCGCGCGTACGACGCCATGCAGGCCGGGCGTGACGGCGAGCGCGCTGACTACGCCGACGAGGACAACGCGGCATGGATGGCCGCACTCGACCAGGCCACCGGCACACTCGACATCGAGGCCCGCGGGCGCGCCTACCGCGCCGCCCAGGACGAGGCCTACGCCGGCGCCGTGATTGCGGTCCTGGCCGGTGTCCCCGAGGCCGAGGCAGCACGGCAGGCGACGTTGCCCCGCGGCACCCTGCGCAAGGCGCTCGGCAAGGACCGCGCGCCCACCCGCGAGGAGATCCTGGAGAGCCAGCAGGCCATGACCGACGCGTCCCTGGCGGCGATCCCCGAGCTCCACCGCCAGCAGAAACAGACGGGCGGGCAGCGCTGACCCGCCCTCTGGGCGAACGACAAGAAGCCCCCCACCTCGATGAGGTGGGGGGCTTCCTCGACCATGGGGAGTCGTCGCGGGCAGGGTACGCCGAGCGTCTGACACTCAGATCACGGCCGCGCCCTTGATAGCTCGGATGCCGGAGCACATAACGCCGACGGCGCCCTTGGTGAGGGCGGTCTGCCGCTGGACGACGGTAGCCGCCGTGAAGCCGATGACGGGCTTGCCGAGCGCGAGGAACACGTCCCACGTCGACTGCGGGGCGCCGTGCTCCAGCTCCAGCCACGTCCAGTGCTGCGTGTCGGCCAGTACGCCGGCCGGGTCGGCCAGGTACTCCTCCTGGTAGAAGTACCCCACGCTGGTGTACCCGCGCGAAGCGGCCTCGTCGGCCAGGGCGGTCGCGCCGCCTGACCACTTGATGACGATGTGGTCCTGCGCGTTGGGGACGTTCGCCTCGATCACGTCGAAGAACTCCGGCCACCACTGCGCCGCGGCGTGGTACTTCGGGTCGAGGAAGATCACGTGCGACGTCGCGTAGGTGCGTAGGACGGCGGCGAGCGGCGTGTACGGGCGGCCGCCGAACGCCGGATCGCCGCCCGCCGGCGCGGCACAGAGGTAGGCGCGCACCTGATCCCAGGTCAGGGTCTTCGGGTCGAGGTCCACGCCCGAGGTGCGCAGCAGTGTCTGGTCGTGCAGCCCGAACCACACGCCGTCGATCGTCCGGGACACGGAGATCTCCAGCGCGTCGACGCTGCGGAACACGGACTCCGTGTAGGCGCGGGCGCTCATCTCAGCCCAGTCGAGCGACCCCCCGCGGTGCGCGATCGTAAACGCTGGGATCTCCAGCAGGCGCGAGACCGACCACGCCCCGCCCGGGACCATGGCGGCGGTCGCCGGCTGCTCGGCGGTCCCGTCCCAGACCGTGAACTCGACGCTGGTCTCCTCGGTCCCGTCCCACACAGCGAGTGTCACGGGGCCGCCTTGATCGCGAGGATCTGGGAGCCGCCGGCCGCGATCGACGACGCCGCGACGACGTTGTGCGCCGGCACGTCGCCGTCGGGCAGCAGCCAGCCGAGCACGAGCACCGAGCGGGTCAGGGCCGTTCCGTCGGAGCTGGGCAGCTCGAGGAACTTCTCGAACCCCGCACCGAGCAGCATCGGGATCGGCTGGTTCGGCGTGGTCGCCTGCGCGACGGTGACGGACAGCGCCAGGGCGCCCGCAGCACCCGCGAGGGCGGGCACGTGCATGGTGTTGGTGGTGCGGGAGCCCGAGGTGCCGGCGGCAGCGACCGGGGCGACAAGGTCCGCGCCGACGACGCGGAACATCGCACCGTCGAACCGCCCCGAACCCGAGGCCGTGAAAGTAGGCGCGCCGGGTGCGGCACCGGTCACGGGGTAGACGAACACGTAGGTCGCCCGGTAGTCGGCAAACGCGGTCAGGTGCTGCAGCGCGACCCATCCCGACGGCGCGGTGAAGGTGCCGCCGGTGGTCGAGTTGTGCACGACGGCCACGAGCAGATCGCCAGGCACGGTCCCGGCGGGGATCGCGAGGAGGACAGCGACTCCTGTCGTGCCGCGCACCGTGGTCATGGTCTCGATGACGATGTCCAGCTCGGGCGCCGGCGGGACGGCGACGGAGCGGGCGATCAGCGTGAACGCGGGGATCAGTTCGGGGCGCGGCTCGTCCTCGCCGAGCACGACGAGCTGGGAGCCGACGGTGGGCGGCGCCTCCTGCAGCTGGGCGATCTGCGCCGCCTGGTAGGTGATCAGCGCGCTGGCGTCCTCGAGCGCGATCGCCCACGCCGCCTCGGGTGCGGCGGTCGGGTCGAGCGTGGCGGGGTCGACGTCGACGAGGTCCTCGTACCCGAGCTCCGTGGCCGAGTCGGGCACGGCCACGTACCGGGTGGCGGGCGCGGCCGTCATCTCCTGAATCCGCCAGCACCAGTCCGCACCGGTGGCGTCGAGCTCCACCGTGGCGGCGCCTTCGGTCAGTGTCGTCGTGAACGGCGCGGGGAGCACGATCGAGTCGGGCAGCACACGGCGGCGGGTCGGCGTCGCACGGACGCGGCCCGCCGCCGGCACCGACCCAGCGGGCCCTGGCACGTCCAGGGCGAAGCGCACCAGGGTCACGGGATCCTCCTAGCTCGCTCGCCGGACGAGGCGCTCGATACGGGACTCGTCCACCAGGCCCGGTGATCCGGAGGCGAAGTAGACCTCGTAGGACGCGACCTCGGCCGAGCGGTTCATGATGATCGACCCGAGCGTGACCCGTGTGCCGTCGGTCAGGAGGACCTCGTCACCCGAGTCGTACTTCGCGACCGGGTAGCCCGACTTCAGCCCGGGCGCCGAGCCGATGCGGAACCGCTCGAGGAACTGGTCCACGGCCGGGTACGCCATGACGCGCGAGAGCAGGCCCGCGAGCGCCGCGACGAAGACGGCCGCGGCGAGCAGCCAGGCGGCCCAGCCCGCGGGCAGGTACTGGGCGAACGTGTCCTGGGCGACCAGGGTGAGCACGCCGGCGAGGGCGAGCAGGGCGGTCGGCAGTGCGACGAGCACGCCGACGGCGGAGCGCGCTGCGGCGCGCCACGGGTGCTGCTGCTGGGTGGTGGTAGCGACGGTGGCCATGGTCAGTTCTCCTCGGTGATTCGGCTGGCGAGCTCGGCGACGACGGCCTCGGCGATGTCTGCGGCGTCCCGGTCGGGCTGCGCCTCGATGGCGGTCGTGATGGCCGTGGTCAGGTCGCTGCGCAGGCGGGCGGCGACTGCGGTCGCCAGGGCGGCGACGTCGATGTCGGCGCCGACCTCCTTGGCGATCGCGCGGTTCAGAATCAGGGACTCGGCCGCGCGGCGGTTGCCCTGGAGCGCGTCCCTTGTGACGCGCAGCAGGCGCTGCCCTGCGGTCTCCTTGGCGATCGTGCGGCCGTCGTGCGTGGCGGCCTGGAACTGGTGGCCCCAGACGGCAGCGGGAAGGGTCTTGGCGACCTCGGCGGCGATCTCCTGTGCGGTGGGCATGGTGTCGTCCTCCTGGGGGGTGCTGATCAGCTCGAGCGCGCGCTCGAGGATGCCGGGAATCTGCTTGATGCGGTTGTCGCCCGGGCAGACCTTGCCGAAGGCGCTGGACCAGACCTCGCCGCCTCCGCGCTGCAGCCGACCGGCGAGAATGTTCGGCATCGACGGGAAGTTCCCGTTGCAGCCGAGTCGGTGCCAGCCGATGCCGCGCTCGCTCGTCGCGGACGACGTCATGAGGCGCAGCGGGATCCCGTAGGTCTGGTGGGCCCAGGCGAGGATCCGGGCGATCGCCTCGCACTGCTCGGGCGTCCAGTAGCCGTTCGCGTCGGCGCCCTGGGTCTCGACCGAGAATGCCCGCGAGCTGCCGTACGAGTCAGCCGCACTGAGGCGGTCGCCGCGGATGTACTGCTCAACGTGCCCGGTTCGGGCGACGTGCGTGTTCGAGCAGGCCTTGTTCGCCGGGTTGGCGAAGAACCCGTACTGACTCGGGGCCTCGGACGCGGTCAGGTGCAGGATCACGCACGTCGGGTTGGTGGCGTCGTCGCGCGCCTCTGCCCAGGCGATCGGGCGGTAGTCGGCGAACGGGATGACGTTCTGGCTCATGCCGCTCCTAGGGGGTCGGGGTGGGGCTCGGCGTCGGCGGGTCGACCACGGGCGGGGTGTGTGCCTGGCAGGAGAGCTCGACGGCGCCGTCGTCGGCGACCGTGAAGCCCACGACGGACTCGCCATCGGGGCAGGTGTAGGTGCCGGGCTTCGCGGTGCCCTGGGGCCCGCGGCCGCCGGTATCGCCCTCACAGGTACCGCCTGGCTGCGCGGCGCAGTGCTCCTCGAGCACGGTCGTGACGATGGCCCGGACCTCCTCGAGGGTCGGCCCGTCCTTGCCGGCGGGACCGGTGTCGCCCTGGTCGCACTGTGGGCCGGCGTCGCAGTAGGTGAGGACGGTCTGCATGACGAGGGTCTGCAGCTCGGCGGGGTCGGGCGGTGGGGCGTCGTTTCCGTCCTCCCCGTCCTTGCCGTCTTTCCCGTCGCACCCGCCGTCGCAGAGATCGGCGACGGCGCGGGCAACCTGGGCCATGGTCGGTGGTGTGGCGCAGGGGCCCTCGGTCTCGCACCACCGGTCCACGGCGGCGTCGACCTGAGCGTTCGTCACAGGCAGTGCGTCGGCGCCGTCCTCGCCGTCCTCCGGAGGTGCGGCCACGGTCGGCGCGGCCGGGTCCTCGACAATCGCATCAGCCTGCGGGCACAGGTCCCGACCATCGACGAGCAGCCCGCCGTCGGCGCATGCCTCCTGTACCTGCTGGGCGAACGTGACGGCGGTCTCCTCGACGGAGGCGGCACGCTGCTGCCAGTCCCATGACACCGAGACGGCTGCCCCGAGCCCCAGCACCAGAGCGATGAGCGCCACCAGGTTCCACACCCACTGCCGCTGCTTCTTACGGACTACTGCTTCTGCCCGTTCGCGTTCGGTCACGGTTGCCCTCCTCGGGACTGCAGCAGCGCGGCCTCGGCCGCCTCTGCCCGTCGTCGCTGCGTCGCCGCCGCGTCCTCCGCCTTCATGCGGCGCTCACGCTCGGCCTCGTGCGCTGCTCGTGCGTCGTCGCGTTCACGCCGGGTGCGCTCCTGCTCCTTCTCGTGCCGTTCCTCGCCGTCGGCGACGAGCTGCGCGTACTGCTTCCGGTCCGCGCGCATCTGCGCCAAGAGCCACCCGGCGGCGACCAGCACCGGCGCCATGAATCCGGCCGTGCTGATGATCTGTGGGTCCACGTGGCCCCCTTCTTCGGTGGGGGTCAGGCCGCCTCGTACTCGAACTGCGTGTACAAGCTGTGGCCGGTGCCCCACGACGCGAACGGGAAGTTCGTGTCCCAGGACAAGGCGGTGAAGGTCCCCGTCGTCACGCCGATGATCCGCATGTCGCCCGAGCCAGCCGGTGTGACCCCGCCGAAGGCGCGGTTGGTGGTGTCGGACCCAACGGCGTTGCCGATGGGTGCGATGTTCTGCGGGTGCGTCGTGAGGTTGATCGCGACGGGCGTGCCGATGCGGATGATGTCGGAGACGCTCGTCGTCGTTCCGAAGCTGAGCCGGGTGACGCCGCGGACCAGCTTCCCGAGCTGCATGTACCGGCCCGTGATGCTCCCGTTGCCGAGGGTCACGTTGGTCAGCGTCGGGGTGTAGTCCTGCCAGACACCGAGTCCGGGCGCCGACCAGAAGACGGCCCAGGTCCCGACTGGCGGCCGGATGTAGAGCACGTTGCCGGCCCACGCCATCTTGCCGGGGCTCGGCGAGGGGTAGGAAGCGTTGAGCTCCTCGAGCGTGGTGTACCGCGGGATGCCCCGGTCCAGCAGGAACTGGTACAGATCCTGGACCGTCTGCGGCAGCTGGTACGGGTCGTCCCAGGCGGGCAGGAAGGTTGCTCCCTGGAGCGGGTCGGTGACGGGCATGGGCTACTCCTCGGGAGCGGGGGGCGCGGGCACGGCTGGCGGCGGGTCGAACTCGGTGGGCGGGTAGGAGCTGGAGATGCCGAGCGCGCCGGCGGTCGTGATGACGACGGCGCGGACTGTCGGCGGGTCGAAGCCCAGTGCCGACATCACGGCGAGCGGGTCGGATACGTCGACCTCGCGCACCTCGTCCAGGCCCAGCGGTGTCACCCGGCCAGGGGTGGGTGTCATGGGGCTCCTCAGGTCGGGAGGCTGTAGGTGATGCGCAGCTGGATGTTCCGCGGCGCGACGATCTGCCCTTGCCAGGAGTTGTCGGAGAACATCGCGTCGCTCGTGGTGGTGGCCCAGAAGCCGATGCCACGGATGGTCCCGGAGGCCAGTGCCGTGACCCAGGTCGCGGGCAGGGCGTACCGCCCGGTCTCGAACCGGCCGAGGGGCGCCAGGCGCAGGGGACCGAAGCCGACGGCCCACGGCGGGTTGCTCTCCGCCGGCGGGTTGGCGGCGTTGTAGTTGTGCCCGTACATGACCGGGCTGACCAGGTCGGGCCCGCCGGCGTTGCGCCGGATCTGGATGTCGACCAGCTGCACCGTCGCGGACTGTGCCGCCAGCGCGGCGAACGCGTCGGGTGCTCCGTGGTTCAAGATCGCGCCGGAGTCGTAGAAGACGCCCGGCACGAGGTCGTCGCTGCCTGCCTGCGCGGGCAGGTGACCCTGCTGGAAGAACTGCTCGCTGCCGTGGTCCGCCTGGTACCAGGAGCTGTCGGCGCGCTGCACCCGCTCCCAGTTGTTCAGCAGCGGGAGGTACTGCTCGTCGTAGGCCGTCTCGATGCCCGGGGTAAGGAGTGTGGACACGTACACCCAGCCGACGTCGGCCGGCACGAGCAGCACCCGGGCGTTGACCGTCGGGACGGTGGAGTTGCCCAGCACGAGCGGCTGGAACGCGATGCCGGTGTCCTCGAACTTCACCGTGACAGCCAGCGGGCTCGCGACCACCGCGGTGACGATCGCGACCCGAGGCTGTGCCTGCCGGTTGCGCCGGATCATGTCGAGGGTCGCCTGGGGCGTCACGTCGTCACCTCCTGCAGCGCGCGCGTGTGCACGGGGAAGTCCCCGGCGGGGGTCAGCGGCAGGACGAACGTGTCCACGACGTGCCGGCGCACGACGTCGGCGCCGGTGACCGGGTTGACGGTCTGGACGTCGACGACGTCGAGCGCCTCCAGCGCTGCGTGCGGGATCGCGGTCAGGTCCAGCGAGCTCGCCGCGCCGGTGCGCTTCGCCAGCTCGGCCTCAGCCACCGCGCGGCAGGCGGTGTCGGACTCCAGCTCGGGGTGCTGGAGCACGAGCACACTGCGCCCGTAGGCGCCAGAGTCGGGGTCGCCGTACCGGGTCGGGCTGCTCAGCGTCGTGTCGGTGGCCGTCGCCGCGACCGTGTACCCGCTGGTGCCGATCGCCGCGCCGGTCACGCGCACCTGGTTGTAGACACCCTTGCGGGAGGACGAGCGCCGGGCGTCCAGGAGCGAACGCCCGGCGGCCGGTGCGAACGTCCACACCGGTTCGGTGCCCAGCGTCGGGGCATCAGCGATGACGAACCGGCCCGTGGGATCGCAGAACACGACGGCGCCGATACCGGTCGCCACCTTGGTCACCAAGGCCCACCTGTCCGACTCCTCGGTCACCGGGCGCACGCGCCCATCCCTGCTGGCGGTGACCGTCACGATGGCCTGCGGGAGCGACTCCCGGATCAGGGTGGTGATGATCGCGGCGGCCGACGGGCCAGACACCGTTCGCGGGGTGGAGAAGACGTCGTCCATCACGTGCGCCTCGCGGGAGACACCCGAGATGGTCACGGCCGTACGGCCCAGGTCCGACCCTGCGCCCTCGTCGATGCGGAAGCGACCGACAGGCACGCGCAGCTGGCTGCCGTTGGGCGCCACCAACGAGTGGATGACCTGCAGCTCCTGCCCGTAGTGGCCCAGCGGGTCGCTGGGGCGCTCCGGTAGCGCGGGGACCTGTGAGTACAGGCCGGTGGGCAGGAACGGTGGCACGGTCAGCTGGATGGTGCGTCGGGTCGCCGAGTCGGCGTCCACGGTGATGGACCCGTCGACCAGGGGGAGGCCCGGGTAGATGACGATCCCGCCCTTGAGGACGTCGACCGAGACGGACAGGCCGTTGGAGCTGCGCACGACGTCGCCGTACCCGTCCGGGACGGACCACATCAGGACCACGCTCCCTCGGCGAGCTCGAGGTGGCTGGACACCGTGGCGGCGATCTCCGTGTGCGAGGAGAACGACTCCGCGATGTCGTCGTGCGTCGCACCGAACAGCCCGGTGCCGCTGCCGGCGGGCATGACGGCCTCGGTGATCGGCAGGCTGTGGTGGCGGATGGGCTGCAGGTCGCTCCGCATCCCGGAGGGGTTGTCCTCGGTGATGCTGCCGACCTGGTAGTAGCCGCTGGGGAACTCCTCCGGATGGCCGGTCTGCAGCATCACGACCTGACCGGGTGCCTGGCCGACGATCTGCCACAGCGCGGCGGCCTGCCCGGGGTCGTACGTCGTGACGTCGACCGTGGTGGTCAGAGATCCCATGCCTGCTGACTGGGCGAGCGAAGCAGCCGAGGACTGAGCGATCGCGATGCCACCGGGAACCTGCCAGTTGCCGCCGAGCGTCTGGCGGGTCTTGCTCCGCAGAGCACGGAACTTGATCCTCGCGACCATGTCGGCGCGCCCCGGGATCTTGATCCACAGACCCCACTCGGCACCCGTGGTGGAGACCGTGACCTCGGTCGGGACCGGCAAGAACCCCACCTTGAAGGGTGTCGGGGTGTCGCCGTGCTCGACCTGCAGGCGACCGAGGTCGAGCTGCTGCCCGACCAGGGCCGTGCCCGTCCACGCGAGGCGCGGCTGCCCGAAGGCAGCGAGCGCCGGCGGGGTGTGGATCTGGGAGAACCGCTGCCAGGTCGCGATCTGCGCCTGCCCCGTGCCGCTGATGGGCGAGCCAATCTGCACCCCGGCGGCGTCGTACCAGGCGAAGTCACAGCGACCGGCCGGGCCGAGCCCCGGGTTCTTCCGCGAGTCCCACGAGGCGACGATCGGCGACCCGGGCGTGACCGGGATCGCGCCCGTGCCCGACGGCGAGCACTGCATGCTCATCGGCGAGGTGGTGTTCGCTGTCGTCATCGTGCGGCGGAAGAACGAGCCGTTGTCGACGTCGGCGCCCGTGGCTGGCCGGGTGTCCGACACGGTGGCGCCGTTGGTGCTCATCGTGGACGTGGCCAGGCGCGGGTCGGGGGCTAGGTTGCTCAGGCCGATCGGCACCTCGTCGCCCGAGCTGTCGTAGCCGATGCATGCGTAGGTCACGTCGGTTTCGAGCGGTGCTTCGTTGTCGACCCAGAGCAGCGTGCCGCCGGCGACGGCACGCCGCTCCAGGTCTCGGACCGGGATGGTGCCCTGCCCGGTCGATGTGCGGGTGATGGTCACCCGGGACACGTCGGCGTCGGCGGGCCACGCGGATCCGTCCACCTCGATCTGCACCGCGACCCGGACGGGGTCGAAGGTGCATGTCAGGATGCCGTCGGCGCTGGTTGGCACTAGATCCCCCTTGCATAGCGGGACGCACGGTCCTCGGCAGCGGAATGCTGGGAGACGACGCTCCCGGCGACGGCCTCGACGACGGCGCGCATCGGCTGCCCGTCCACCGTGAGAGTCAGCGCGGTACCGGCCATGGCGCGGGCCAGGGCGCCGTCGGACAGCGACACCTGGACACTGCTGACGCCGCCGCGGCCCAGGGCCAGTGCGGAGCGGGTCTGGGCGGCGTTGACCACGTAGCCGGAGGTGCCCTTGATCTCCAGCTCTGGACCCCGCTCGCCGGTCAGCACGACGTCGCCGGCGTTGTACGAGCCGCCCGACGCACGCGCCTTGATCCCCAGTGCCTTGGCGTAGGACTTGGCGAACTTCTCGGCCCACTGGTCGATCCGCTTGTCGATCGCCGCGGCGTTCGCCTCAGCGGCCGCGAGGCCTCCGGGGGCGTACCCCTCGCTGACGGCCTGTCCGACTGCGGTGCCGAGGCGCCCGATGGAGGTGTACCGGTTGTTCAGTGCCTGCGCCTCGGCCTTGCTCAGCTCCAGCAAGGCGTCCGCCATCGCGATGCCGCCCTCGACACCCTGGGACGCGACCTCGGACAGGATCTGGCCGGAGAACCCGCGGGCCCGCAGCGCGTCGATCTTGTCGAGCAGGGTCCGGGACCGCTGGGCGTACGACGTTGCCGACGCCAGCAGCCCACGGCCGGATGCCGGCTGCCGCACGGTGTCGCCGAGCGCGTTCGTCCCGGGCGTGTCGGACATGCCGTCGGACAGGCTGAACCCGCCCGTCACCGCGCGGGACGCGTCCTCGCTGACCTGCGAGAGGGTGTCCAGCCGGTCGGCCGCCCGCTCCGCCTGGCTGTACAGGGACCGCATCGCCTGCTCGGTGTCCAGGATGGTCGACCGGAGACGGTTCGCCTGGACGCGCGACAGGTCTCCCGAGTTGAGCAGCCCCCGCGCCTGGTCGGTCAGGGAGTACAGCCCCGACATGCCCGACGTGGCCTGCTCACGGAAGTCGCCGCGCGAGATGTCGGTCTGCAGACTCGAGGCGTCCGCCCGCAGGCGGTCACGACGCTCCTGCGCGACGTCGAGCCGCTCCTGAGCGCGGTCGTAGCGATTCTGGGCAGCCTGCTCGGCCCGCTCCGAGTTCGTGCGGCGCGCGGACCGCAGGTCCGAGCGCGCGCTGTGGACCTGGCGCCACCAGTAGGACACCGCGGCCTGTGCGGCACCGACCGCGCCGCCGCCCGCCAGCGCCGGGAGCGAAGCCAGCGCGTCACGGGAGATGGCCCGCGAGTTGATGGCCGACAGCAACCCGTCGCCGTAGTAGTCCGCGGCCGGCTGGTTGATGACCCACTCACGGCTGCGGACCCGCACCTTGGGCACACCATTGCCGTCGACGCCGAGCAGGTTGTCCTGCATCGGATTCGCAGGCGGGGTGCCGGGCAGGCGCCCACCGGTCGGGAACCCGGGCAGGCGACCGCCTGTGGCCAGCGCGGCCTGGCCGTACTGCTTGATCGCGACAGAGGCCGTCACGACCTTGCCGTCGATCCGGTTCAGTGTGTTGTCGAGGGTCGCGACCTCGGCCAGCGCGTTGCCCGTGTTGACCGTCGCCGTCGTGGTGACGTTTTTCGGGATCAGCTTGAGCTCGTCCGCGAGCCGGGCCGCGGCCCGCTCGCTCATGCCCATCGACGTCGCCGTCGCGATGAACCGCTCGCGCGCGGTCGCCATCGCGCCCTGCACCTGCTTCAGCGAGCCACCGGTCGACCGGATTGAATCGACCACGTCGAAGCCGGAAGACGCGATCTGGTCGAGAGCCGATCGGTTCGCGCGGCCCTTCTCCGTCGTGACGTCGAGCGTGCGCCCGTTGTCCTTGAGCGCCTTCGTCGCATCGTCGTACGCCGCCTCGGCAGCGTTCTGGGCGTCGCGCAGAGACAAGATGGAGCCGGAGGCATCCATCTGGGCCTGCCAGTTCTCGTCGAGCGCCTCGGAGTTCTCGATGAGAGCTCCGGTGGCCTCCTGAGTGGCCGCCGTCGCGCCCTGGGTCGCCTCGGCGCCCGCGTCCTTGGCGCGGGCGTCGAGCTCGCTGACCTCCTTGGACCGCACGTACTCGCCCGAGAGGTCGTCCAGCTCCTTGCGGAGGTTCTTCGACTCGGTGGAGCGCGCGGCGATCGCGCCGATCCATCCGCCTTGGTTCGCGTACTCATCGGTGGCACTGTTGACGCGGTCGATCGCGTCGGCCTCGCCCTCGATGTAGCCGATCAGGTCGTCCGTGGAGACGCCGACCTGGTCGGCGAGCTCGATGAGCGTCTTGTTGCCGTCGACCATGTTGTCGGTCTGCTTGGTCAGCGACTCGCTGATGAGGTTGTTCGTGGCGACAGTCGCTTCGCCGGCCGCGGTCCAGGTCTGGGCCAGCTGCTCGACGCGACCCTGCGACTCGGCAGCGCGCTGCGCCATGATCGCCAGACCGATGCCGACTCCGGCGAGCACGACACCCAGGCCTCCGGCCGCCTTGGCACCCGTGCCGACCGAGATGTTCATCGCGTCGAGCGCCGACTTGACCTCGGACGCGCTGACGGCCAGTTTGCCCAGACCCGCGACACCGAGCAGTGCGAGGCCACCGGCGCCAGCGATCGCGGTGGCGCCCTGCAGGGCGGGTGCCGGGATCCCCCCGAGCGCGTCCACTGCTGCTTCGGCGGCCTGGACGATCATCCGCAGGGAGTCGTTCGCGCCGGAGCCGGACTGGATCAGGACCGCGTCGAACGATCCGCCGAGCCGCTCGAGGTCGCCGACCAAGTTGTCGGACTGGATCCGCGCCTGCTCAGCGGCGAACCCCTGGTCGTTGACGGCCTTGGTCCACTTCTCGACGCCCGCCGGGCCCGCGTTGTAGAGCGCCTGCGCCGCGCCGAGAGCCTCGTTGCCGAAGATCTGGGCCAGAGTGGCGTTGCGCGTCTCTGTCGTCAGCCCGCTCAGCCGCTCCTGCAGGACGCCGGAGACGCCCTCCATGCCGATGAACTCGCCGTTCGCGTCGAAGAACGAGATCCGCAGGTCGTCCATGACCTTCTTGGTCTCGACGGCCGGGTTCGTCATCGAGACGAGCATTCCCCGCAGGGCGGTGCCGGACTTCTCGCCGATGATGCCGTTCTTCGCGAACAGGGCCAGCGAGCCAGCGGTCTCCTCGAGGGAGAGACCCAGGCCCTTGGCGGGGACACCCGCGTAGGACAGGGCCAGGCCCATGTCCGCCACAGACCCCTGAGCCTTGCCGGCGCCCGCGGCCAGAACGTCGGCGATGTGGCCGACGTCCCGACCCTTGAGCTCGAACTGCGTCAGGGTCGACGCGGCGATCTCGGCCGCCGCAGCCACCTCGAGGTTGCCTGCCGCAGCGAGGTTCAGAGCGCCGGTCAGGCCACCGTTGAGGATATCCGTCGTCGAGACGCCCGCCTTGGCGAGCTCCTCGATGCCGGCCGCAGCCTCTGTGGCGGAGAACGCGGTGTCTGCGCCAGCGCGGATCGCGGCCTGCCGGAGCGAGTCCAGCTCGTCACCGGTGGCGCGGGTCGCAGCCTGCACCGACGACATCTGCTTGTCGAACGCCGCGAACCGGGCCACCGCGAGCGCCGCGAATCCGGTCAGCGCGGTGCCGAGCAGGCCGACGTGGTTCGACAGAGCATCGATGGATGACGCGTTGTTGTCGACGACCTTCGCCGCCTCGCCCATCTTCCGCTTGAAGTCCGCGATCTCGACACGAAGGATCGTGCGGATGGTGCGATCGACCACCGATTCACCCCCGCCCGCTATTCAGTTGTGCCAGCAGGTCGTGTGACGCTGGATGGCATGGAATTACTGGTCGTACTGGTGGTCATCGTGTTGCTCGGCGTGATCGTGATTCCGGCGCTCGGCTTCATCGGTGCGCTCGGCCTCATGGGCCACGAGGAGAAGAAGCGCAAGGAGGCCATCGCCAACGCGCCCGCGCTTCTTGCCGAGACGTTCTCGGGCGAGAGCGCGGTCTACAAGACGGGGCCCGAGACGCTGCCCTACGAGACGGTGGTCACCGGAGCTATCGAGCGTGGGTACAAGCTCGTGAGCGAGAACGCCGAGCCCGGCAACCGCAAGACGTTGGTCTTCGTGCGGGGCTAGCCGAGCGACTGCTCCTTCGTCGACGGGGGCGGCGGGGACGACGTGGGCACGGCCTTGCGCGCCTGACGGCGAGCCTTCGACGCCGCGAGCGCCCGTTCGTCGAGCCGGACCACGGGTATGACGCCGGGGTCGGGCTTCTTGTTCTCTCGGTTCCACTCCTCGAGCGCCGCCTCGGAGTGGTCGATCAGGGAGTCATCGACCTCGAAGAACCCGGCGTGGTCACGGTCCTGGGCGACGTGGACGGGGATGCCGAGGCGGTTGGTGCCGTCTTCGTGGAGGAGCAGTCCTTGCGCGAGGCCGCGTGACTTGAGCGACCAGGGGCCGCCCGGTGGTTCGAGGCCGAGGTAGACCATCGGTGGTGCGCTCCACGCGCGAGCGGTGCGCAGAGCGAGCAGCATGTTCGGGCTCCGCTCAAGCCCTTGAGCGATGAGGGGCGACGATGTCGACCCCCTCCACCGACAGCTGCTCCAGGACGGTGACGAGCTCGGTCACGTGCTGCTCGCCGCCCGGCCGGGCCAGAATGCGTTCCATCTGCTCGACGGTGACCGTGCCGCGGTCGACGTCGGCGACGGTGACGCTGAGGGTCGCCTTGGCCACGCATCGCAGGTTGTAGCGCTTCCCGTACTCCGCCATGTTCTTGAGCCAGGCGTCGAACCGGCGCGTGTACGCGGTGACGGCCTGCGGCTTCGCGTTCTTGCTCAGCCCGCGCGGCTCCGCGGGCGGCTCGCCCATCTCGGCCGTGATCGCGTCGAGCTCGGACTGCTCGAGCTTGCGCAGCCGCCACACCTCTACGTCGGACTCGTACTGCTCCCACATCGCGTTGGCACGCTTCGTCAGCTTCTCGAGCTCGTCGCGGAGCTCGGCGACGCGTGGAGACTCGACAGGCTTGTCACCGAGCGCACGGTCGCCGGCCGGCGCCTGGGTCCCGACCAGCGGCTCCTCGCCCGCCATGGAGCGGTCGACGACGCCGTCGTCCGGCTCGTCCTGCGCAGTCAGCTCGTCGATCTCGTGCTCGAGCGCGTCGATCCGGTCCAGGACCGGCTGGTACTCCGCCCACATGGCGGGGTTGCGGTAGATCGTGTGCGACGCCTGCAGGAAGCTGACGCCTCCGATCCAGTCCTCGACGTCGACGTCAGTGGCCTCGAACGTGGTGTTCTGGGTGCTCACGGGGTACTCCTCACGGGGTTCACGGGGTGGGTAGTGGTCACGGGGTGGTGGTGCCCGACGGCGCGCGACCCCGTGAAAAGCACGCGCCGCCGGGGGTCTTGGTCAGGCGCCAGCGACCGCCGCGATGAACGGGTAGGCCTTCTGGACCTGCATCGGCACGCGGTACTTGATGTAGCCGCCGTTGTCGCTCGGGGGCTGCGGCTCGTCGGTGATGATCTCCGCGCCGAGGTAGATCTCGTCCGCTGCGGCCCACGCCGTGCCCGCGTCCTTGCCGTTCTTGCGGGCGTAGCCCCACAGCCGGGTGCCCTTCTCCTGCGCGGCGGCGAAGGCGGTGTCCTCGGCGGGGTCGATCGCACCGGTGTCGTCGTCGAAGTAGCGGAAGAACGTCGCACCCGCGCTGTAGTTGCTGGCACCGAGCGCGTTGGCGTTGTTCTTGTCCTCCAGGGACCGCTCCGCGACGGTGTCCGAGTCCGTGGCACCCCACGTGAAGTCCGACGCCAGAGTGTTGGCCGCCGCCTGGATTCCCGCGTTCAGCTCCGTGATGGTCGGCGCCGCGGGGTTGACCGGCTCGGTGGTCAGAATGGTGAACTTCGTCTTGCCGTCAGCCAGAGACCTGGGCATGGGTCACTTCTCCTTCCGCGCGGCCGGCTTGGCGGCCCCGCTCGTCGTCGCGACGCCAGCGGGCGACACGGTCGCCGGCCCGGGTGCCGGCGGAGTGCTCGTCGGGGTGGGAGCCGGCGTCTCGTCGGCGGGCGGAGAGTCCCCTGCCGGGTCAGCCCCGTCGCTCGTCGCGTCCGGCTCGGCCGGGACGGTGCCGGGCTCGGTCGTGGTGAACGGCTCACCGAGCGTCGGATGGGTCAGGTAGTGCTCCGGGATGCGGACCTTCTCCCCGGTGTCCTTGCGGTAGGCGGTGATCTTTGCCATGTGCTCGCCCTCCTCAGGGCATGGGAACGGGCCCGCTGGTGGGCGGGCTGGACTTGGCGGTGGGTCAGGTCGGGATCGACTCGACCCGGAACAGGTGCACCTCGAACGCCGGGTGCCTGTTCGCGTCGGGCAAGGTCACGTCGCGGTCGACGCTCGCCGTGGCGAACCCCTCCCACTTGATCGATGCCTTGCGGCCAGGGACGGCCAGCGGCACGAACTTCGAGGGCCCGAGCAACTGCTTGCCGGCCTTCGCGACGCGGCCGGCCGACGTCGGGTTCTCCCCGACGCTGGTGACGCCGACCAGAAACGACAGGTCAGCGTTCTGGTCGAGCTGGCCGTCGACCCCCGGGGCACCTGTGGAGGGCCACACCAGGTAGTACGGGTAGACCAGAGGCTCGTCCGGCTCAGCCACGGCTTCGATTAGGTGCACCTGCCGGCCGGTCGGTACCAGGAGCGCCTGCACACCCTCCAGGTGGGTGATCACTTCAGCAGGTCACCCAGCGCGTCGCTGAGCGCCTTCTCGAAGCGGGGCACCTCGGCGTCCAGTGCGCCCTTCGGGTCCGGCACCTTGCCGCCTCCGCGAGCGCCACCGAAGTAGGCGATGTTCGCTAGGTTGCCGCGCGAGCCTGGGTCGGAACTTGGCCCGATCTCCGCCTCGATCGCACCGGCGCCGCCGGCGGCACGCGAGCCGGTGCCGTACCGCACGGAGTAGCCGATGCTCGGGACGATGCCCTTGAACCACTTCGTGGCCATCTCGCGGCGCAGCTGCCGCTTGATGTTGTTCGCGCCGCGGTGGACGATCGGCCGCACGGTCGAGGCGACGCCCGACCCCGCGGCCCGCAGGTCCGCTGAGAACGCCCGCAGCTCGTCGCTGGCAGCCATCTACGGCACCTCCTTCACACCGAGGCGGTAAGCCGTCGCCTGGCTCTTGTGGAGCAGCGCAACGACGCGGAACTTGCGGCCCACCAGCAGCGGGTCGCGGCTGTTCGACCGGATGGTCGCGACGTCGCCGATCCGCGGGGCGTAGGAGCCGACGGGGACGTCCAGGCGGTAGCGCTGCACCGTGACGGTCGCGCCCCCGGCTTCTGGGGTTGTCTCCTGGGCCTCGTTCGTCTGGACCTTGCACCGGCCCGGCTCCGCGACGGTGCCGTAGACCAGGGTCTCCGGCGTCGTCACGTCGCCGTCCTCGTCCGTGTCGGGCTTGCTCTTGCGGACGATCGTGCACGACGACGTCATCAGCTCCGCGGCCGCCTCCCGGCCCATCGTGAGAGCCAGCTCGACACCATCAGCAATGGACACCGGGCTGCCTCTCCAGCGGGACGGCGAGGCGGATCGAGCCGAACTTCGACCCGGTGCTGGGCGCGAGGAGCACCAGCTCGTCCTCCGAGACGTACAGCAGGCCGGTGGAGGTCGAGTTGTCGATGACCGTCTGGAAGTCGTCCAGGCCCAGGCTGCGGAACGCCTTGGGGTTCCGGATGACCCGGAGCACCATGTCCTCGATGACGCCCTGGACCACGCTGAGCTTGAGCGTGTCGTTGGTGACTCGCTGCATCAGCGACGGGACGCGGCGGTCGAGCCGGCTAGCTGCCTTGTCGATCAGCTTCTGCAGCTGCTCGTCGACAGCGTCGCCGGCCGGGATCGTCAGACCGTAGGCGGCGGCCCGGATGTCTTCCGGCGTGACGCCGTAGGAGTCTCCCGGGTCAGCCACGGGTCAGCCCTCGTGCTCTGCGGCGTCGTGCTCCGCGACGGCCGCGCGGATCTCGTCACGGCCGGCGCCCTCGGCGTACTCGATGCCGCGCGCGTCCGCGTAGTTCTCCCACGCCTCGGTGGACGCGTTGCCTGCTGGCTTGTCCAGACCAGCGTCGTCGTCGCTGTCGTCTGCAGCGTCGCCGTCGTCCTCGCCGTCGGTCTCGTCGACGGTCCCGTCCCCGTCAGCCGCGTCGGTGTCGTCGGCAGAAGCCTGGCCGCGGGCGCCGTCGGTCTGTGGGTCGGCCACCGCCTGGTCGGCTTCGGTGTCGTCGTCCTCGGTGGCGAGCAGGTGGTCTCCCACCACGACGCCGTCGGGCACGACGTCGCCCTTGCTGAGCACGGGTCCTTCGGATCCGTCCTCGCGGTAGGTGTGCACGACGCCCTCGAGGTCGGCTCGGATGCTGCGCGTCATGGCGCGCTCCTTTCAGGTCGAGCGGAAGGGGTGGTGCGGGCCGGATACCGGCCCGCACCAGAAGCGGTCAGGCCGCGATGACGGTCGCCTTCAGCGACAGGTTCGCGTTGGCCAGGACCGGCATGCCGATCGCGTCGGAGACGACCTCGGCGATCATCGGGGGCTTCTCGGCGCGGAATGTCGCGACGACGACCCCCGGCTGGTCGGCCTCCTCGATCTCCCAGTTCGGCTCCTGCGAGCTGAGGGTCTGGCCCCAGAACGTGGCGCCGAGCTCGGTCTGCTCGTACGCGTCCGGCTCGACCGGCTCGGGGAGCATGAACAGCTCGGTGTTCGGGACGACCAGGCCGCCGGAGGTGCGGCGGGTGTTGATCTCGATCGGGGGAAGGCCGGCGCCCTCGACGATCGCGTTGACGTCCGCGACGGTGGCCGGCCGGGAGCCGCCGCCCACCAGGGACGTCTTGAACTCGTCGCCCTGCGCCATGACTCGTGCCACGCGGCGAGACATGACGATCGCGCCGGGGGCGCGGCCGTTGGTCTCCTCCCAGCGGTCGGACCAGGTCTGCAGGTCCGCCAGGCGGGACACCGACGTCGCGGTGTTCCACAGGGCGGTCGCGGTGACCGTGTGGGTGCCGGAGCGGCCGAACGAGTCCGCGGTGGCGAGCTCGGGGATGGTCGCGATGCCGGTGGACAGCACGATGCCGCGCAGCCGCTCCATGCGGTCGGAGATCGCCTGGGCGACCTGCCGGGCCACGCCGAGGATGGCGTTGAGGATCGCGTCGTCGGACGCGCCGCGGGTGCGCAGCTGCTCGTACTCCGTGATCGGGATGTCGCGCCCGATCGCGGGGAGCTCGAGGATGACGCGCTGGCCGGGGCGCTTCGCGCCGACGGTGGGCTCGGCGTCGAAGGCGCGGAACTCGGCCTCCGCGACCAGGCCGTTCTGCCCGGCGGTGAACCGGACGATGATGTCGGAGACGGTCCGGTTGGGCAGGTAGCGGGCGAGGTTGCCGTTGCGGGCCTCGATGTCGCTCAGTGCCTCGCGGACGTACCCGGTCAGCGTTGCCGGGTCGATGATGTCTGTCCAGAGAGCCATGGTTCGCCTCCTCTCAGATGAAGACGATGGTCGTCACGGCGCGCTTGGCGGCCGCGGCGGGGGCGGTGAACGCGACGGGCAGCTTGGCCACCCGGACCCGTCCGTGGTCGAAGAGCGGCACCGCGAAGTCGGCCGTGCCGACGACGGGCTGGTCCGTCAGGACGAACCCCGCGAGGATGCCGGCGGCGGTCGTCACGCCCTCGGTCGGGTCGTAGGGGACGAGCATCCCGCCGACCTTCGCGACAGGGGTGCCGGACGGGATGTACCCGTTCGGGTAGTGCGTGCCGGCGGTGAAGGCGGAGTTGTCGAGGATCTCGGTGCGCGCGTTGGTGATGCCGTGCGTGGACCCGAGCCAGGACAGATCGCCGCCGCCGAACGTCTCGGTCTTGAGACGAGGCATGGTGATTCCTTCCCGTGGAGGGGGGTGGGTGAGGGACTACTTCTTGGTGTGCCGGTCGCGGTACAGGTCGCTGCCGGCACCAACGCCCGTGGCCTTCTTGCCCGAGCGCCGTCCCTGGCCCATGTCGGGCCACTTCTTCTTGCCGTTCTCGTCCCCGGCGCCGTCGTCGTCCTTCATGAACGGCTCGAGGAACTCGGTCACCTTGTCGGTGTCCACCTCACCGTCAGCGGTGAGGAAGTTGGGTGCGTGGGCCCCCGTGATCAGGGACTCCAGCTGGTCGGCCGGCATGTGGCCGGCGGCGACGGTCTTGAACTCCGCGGCGACGAGCTTCGGCGCGAGCTTCGCGCGCTCGTCGGCGCGCGCCGCAGTCTCCACCTGGGTGCGGGCCTCCGCGGCGGCCTTCTCGTCGGGCGTCTGCTTCTCGGCCTTGAGCCGGTCGAGCTCGGCCTTCACGGTGTCGTAGTCCGCGGCGTTGTTCGCCCGGGTCTCGTGCCGCTTCGACTGGTGGCGCCAGTACGCGGCCTGGTGCTCGGGCTTCATCTGCTTCCACGGCGTCTGGTCCGGGAAGCCGTGCTCGTTGAGCTTCGGCTCGCCGTCCTCGTCGTCGTCGTCCTCGTCGGCGTCCGGGTCGTCCTCCATGACGGCGGAGCCGAACGTGCGACGGTGGAAGGCGAGCAGCGCGGCGATGCCGCCGGGGGCGGTGATGTCGATGACGTCGGTGCCGGGCTTGTACAGGCGTGCGTGCATGACGAGGTCTCCCATGTCGGGTGTGTGATCGAGGTGCCCTGGCGGGCTGTCCGGGCGTGGCGCCGCGGCGGTGAAAATGAGGACTCGGACTATTCGCGAGCTATTCGCGCGCAGGTCAAAGGTTCGCGAGCGCGGCGTTGAAGAACGCCTGCGACTCCGCGCGTGTGTCGGGCCGGGTGACCGGGTCCTGGCCGCGCTGCTCGCGGGCCGCGCGGTTGCGGCCCGGGTGGGTGGAGCGGTGCTCGGCGTCCGACAGGGTGGGGCCGAGCTCGTTGTTCCACTCGTACCGGACCCGGACCTCCTTGAGGTCCTTCGCACGGTTCGATAGCGCCATGCCGTAGGCCTCGGCGAACTTCTCGTCCTGGTCGAACGCACCGCCCGGGTCGCTCCCCGACGTGATTGGCAGCACCGTGCACTTGCAGCGCTGGTGCAGCGGCATCAGGTCGGAGATGTTGTACTTCCGGTCCGCCGCGGCGATACACAGCCCGCACGTGCCCGTCCTGGACAGCTCCGGGTGCACGACCCGGCGGTAGAAGAAGACCCGCGGGGCCGCCTGGAGCGAGTCGCGAGACTGCAGCCGGCGAGCCAGGGCCAGGTCAGTGCGGACCATGACGTCGGCGCGCTGCAGGCCGATCCGGATCGCGTCATCCAGGGCCCGGCCGCTCGCGAGCTCGAAGCGCACCGTGTCCGCCACTCGCCCATACGGCGACGCCCAGGACGCGACGCCGAACCGGAGCGGGTCGCTCACGCGCATCGTGCGGGAGGTGACCGTGCCGGTCGTGATCATCTCCCGCAGCACCCTGGTGAGGTACGCGGACGTCATCGACGCCGCCGTCTGCGCGGCCGCGCGCACCGCCTGACCCGCCGCGGCCGCCACCACGCTGATCGCCGCGTGGTCGTACCAGTCCAGCGCGTCGTACCCCGCCTGCACCTGCGCCGACGTCGACAGCGCAACCGACTCCTGCAGCTCGCCATCCGCCTTCACCAGCTCTCCGACGGCATCCCAGTCCATCAGGCCGCTACCGGCTCAGGAGTCGGCTCCGGGGACGGCTCCGGCTCGGGCTGAGCACGCTGCTCCGCGGCCGTGCGTGCTGCCTGCGTCGCGGCGGCCTGCGCGGCGAGCGAGGCGGCGAGCGCCAGGTCGTCGGACCGCTCGGTGCGCATGCGTTCGATCTGCTCGGGCGAGTACTGCCAGATGTCCCGCATGATCGATTCCCACGGCATGCCCGCGGTCTTGGCCTTCACCGAGGCGTCGGCCCGTTCGGCGAGCCCGTAGCGCTCGGCGGGGCGCCAGATGATGTCGATGTCCTCGACGGCGGCCCGCTCGGCGTCCCCGTCGAGGCGGAACAGAGCCGCGAGCGCCGCGGCGTGGACCTCGCCGAACAGGTCTTGCCTGTCCTCGATCTTGAAGGTGCGGCCCTCGCGTGCGAACGCGGCGCCGGCGGCTGACTGGTTCTGCCCGTCGGGGGAGAACATGGCCAGCGGCGTGAAGGTGACGGCCGACAGCTGCTGGGTGAACTTGTCCATGCCGGTCCACACCGGGGTGAGGTCGACCTGCCCGGACTCCCAGATCTTCGCCGTCTCGGGCAGCTTCCACAGCGCGGCAGGGTCGGCGGCCAGCACGTCGTTGTAGTCGATGGGCTGCCCGGATTCCTCGTCCGTGTCGGGCATGTCCTTGGGGTCGACCTGGATGGCGCGCTGCCGGAAGGCCTGCAGCGTCGCGATCGTCATGCCCTGAAGAACCATGTGGTCCAGGCGGTCGAGCAGGTCCCGGTGCCGCTGGAACTCGCCGACGCCCTCCTCGTTGCGGTAGCGGAAGACCGGCATGAAGTCTTCGTTGCCCTCGGGCAGCGGCTTGCCGACCTCGCCGCCGAAGCCGTCGTCCCAGGTCCAGGACGAGGAGAAGCGGACCCGGTTGTTCGGGCTCTTGCGGTCGTTGTACGCCCGCCAGACCCGGCCCGGCTTGTAGAGGTAGGCGTAGTCGCGCTCGTCCTCGCCGTGGTGGAAGAACTTTCCCGCCGCGAGGATGTCCGCCTGCACGACCGGGTCGTGGATCGTGACGACCTGCCGAGGGTCCTCCGCGGTGTACCGGGCCTTGTCCTTGTGCTTGGCGACGATGGCGTACCCGTCGCCCGCGACCAGCGCCAGACGAATGGCCGCATCGCCCTCGGTCCGCATGCCGGAGGACTTCACCAGCTTCCACGCCTCGGGGTCGCCCGTGTCGGAGCGGTTCGCGGCGGTGGCGCACGACTGCAGCCGCAGCGGGTACTTCACTGCCTTGACGACCATCTCGCCGAACGAGGTCCGGGACGCCTTGAAGAACCGCTTCGCGGACTCCGGGGCATCTCGCAGTGACGACGGCACCGGGGCGTCGCCCTCGTACCGGGCGAACAGATCGTCGACTGTGTCCTTGCGGCGCTTCTCGAGCTTGTCCGACAGCCGCTTGAGGTACCAGCCGGGCGCGCCCTTGGTCTTGATGTCGATCGTCACCGGTCCTCCTTCGTCATCGGATCCGCCGTGGTCTGGTGGGGATGCGTGGCTTGTTCTCGCCGGCCTTGACCGCGTCGAGGTAGCCCTGCCACGAAAGGAGCGCGGCCATCGCGCCGTCGAACTTCCGGTCGGGGTGGATCTTGCCGAGGATGTACAGGGGGTCGCCGTTGTCGTCGACGAAGTTCAGGAGCAGCTGGCCGGCGTTCGCGATGTGGCGGGCGAAGTCGGACGCCTTCGGGTCCAGCTCGGTCCACCCGACGGCGCCGGAGGCCATGGCTTCCTGGTAGGCCCGCACCGCGTACGCCATGACCTTGAACCGGTTGGTCCACCACTCCTCGACGACCTCGTAGAGCCCAGCCCAGACGCCTACCTCTGTCACCCAGTACGGCGGGTCGGCGTACATCCGCCAGACCTTGTACTTCTTGAAGATCTCCTCGACGACCTGGTTGACCTCGTCCTCCGGGACTTCCCAGTCCGGGTCGTCCAGGTCCCGCTCCCACAGGGCCACGAGCTCCTGCGTGCCTGTCGAGAGCTCGGTGATCACGATGGCGGTGGAGTCGCGGCGCCGAGCGCCGTCGAACCCGACGGTGACCTTCGCGCCCTTGCGGATCCGCTTGCGCGGGGTGCCGTCCTTCTCGCCGTGGATCGTGTGGAGCTCGGACCACCGCTTGGTGTCGAAGGCCTGGGCGCCGGACTTGATCCACCGGTTGAGCCAGACGCGCTCGAGGTAGCTCTTGTCCGCGCCGGGGCGGTCCCACTGGGAGGCGATGTCGTCGAACTGGCCCGGGCCCCACTCGCCGGCGGGGCCGGTCGCTTCAGCGATGGCCTGGACGCGCGCGTTCTTGTCGGCCATGTCGTGGCCGCCGTCGTCGGTGCGGTACAGGTAGAACAGGTCGGCCCGCTCGATCTTGCCGGCGGCGATCTGCAGGGCCTCTTCGTGCAGGTTCTCGGCGACCGACTTCTGCCCCAGCTCGCCCGCGGTGCCGACGTACAGCGACCACGGGTCCTCGAGCGGACGCTTGGGCAGGTTCGCCGCCATCGTTTCGTGCGCCTTGAGGTGGCGAGGCAGGTACAGGCGGTGCGGCTCGTCGAACGCGTTCAGCGTGGTGCGGCCGCCGTCGCGCGAGTCCGGGGCGTTGGCCAGCGGCCATGCGCCGCCGTCGGCCCGCCCGTGCTCGTCGAGCCGGAGCGCGCGTTCCAGGGAGACGTCGAACAGGTCCTCGTCGGGCCCGTTCTCGATCATGTACTTCAGCGCGCCGTAGGCGAGCTCCTCGACCTGGTCCAGGGAGTAGGCCAGCATCGGCACGTACGGTGCCCGCACCGGGGCGGCCACCGGGTTGCCATCTGCGTCGAATCCGTCGCACCGCCCGGGCCCCTCCGGGTGGATGTGTGTGAAGACGAGGAGGGCTTCCTTCTCGGTCTTCGCCAGGCCCTTGCGGACCGACAGGCCCACGCGCTTGAAGCGGCGACGGCCGGCCCAGGGGTGCTTGTCGCGGACGTGGAGCGCGGGGCCGCCGCCGGCGAACGCCTTCGTTACGGTCTGGGGGTAGACCTCGGACGCGCGGTAGATGAACGCCCGGAACTCTGGGTCGATCTCGTAGGGCTGCCCCTGAAGCGAGCCGGGCCCGTAGATCCCGCGCTCCTCGATGAAGTCGCAGACCTCCGCGCCGATCGTCGGCCAGGGCTCCTCGTCCCGGCCGGGGACGACCAGCAGCACCTCAACCCGCTACGACGTACAGGCCACCGCGCGGGTCGTCGTCGCCCTTGCCCTTGCCGTCGCCCTTGTCCTCGGACTTGGTCTTGGCCGGAGCACTGATCCGCCGCTGCCGGCCCTTGGTCTCGACGTCGTCGACGTGCTCGACTTCGGCGCGCAGCCGGAGCAGAGCCAGCGGATTGAGGCCGAGACGGTCCGACAGCAGCCGCGCCTCGGTGGCCGCCTTGATGTCACCCTGCTCGGCGCGGATCTTCCACCGCACGTACTGCGCGACCTCGCGGTTCGCGCCGGTCTCCTTCCAGATGACCGCCTGCGGAAGCTTCCACAGCTCGCGCCAGAGCTGCACCTCGGCGTCGGTGGCCTGCTCCAGCTGGAGGCTCAGTTTCGCGACGACCATCTCGTTATCGTTCAGGCCGCGCCGCAACCGGCCCTTCTTGCGGCCGTCGGTCTCGTTCTCCACCTGGACCTGGAAGTCGGCGACCCTGTCGCGCGCAAGCTCCAGCTCAGCAGTCAGGCGCACGTCGGGTCGCAGCGGCCATGCCGGCGCTGACCCCGGGCGCTTCTGCCCGGCCAGGACGCGGAAGCCCTTCTTCGTGTCGTTGCGGCGAGCGCGGATGCTCGGATGCTTCGGTGCAGGACCAGGCACGGTGTGACCTCCCATGACGGGACAGAGAAGGGCTGCCCCATGTCGGGGTCAGCCCAGAGAGAGCGCCTGCCGGCTGTTGCACGAGCGGCACAGGACGTCGAGGCGGGAGTCGACACCGCCGAGCGTGACCGCGACCGAGTGCGCGGCGGTCAGGTCCATCGACTCGTGGGGCTCGCGCTCCCAGCCCGGGCAGATGTACCCGTGACGGGCCACCCAGGCATCGACCGCTTCCTTCCGGCGGGACCGCTCCCGGTTGTCCCGGGCGGCGATCGACGACGGCGAGGCAGGTCGCTTCGAGTGCTCGGGGCAGTACGTCCGACCGACCACCCGGACAGGGCAATCGGAGCGGCCGCACCGCTTCGGAGCACGAGGCACGAGACCCCCAGAAGTGCTGTCTGACCTGCGAAAATGTGTGACCACGGGGGGAGGGTCGGAACCCGTACAGGTCAAAATTTGCAGACCCCTGCGGTACTGCTCGGTACCCGGGGGAGGGGGTGGTCCCCTGGTCTCCTCCGGGCATGAGAAAGGCCGCGGCACCTGTCGGTGTCGCGGCCTCTCTAGCCACTACGGCTCAATGTGTCAGACAGTACTCCCCAGCACCATCGAGGCGCCACACGACACGCGCGTCACGGTGACTCGCCCACGGGCACGCTCCGCGGCTCGTTGCAGAGGATGCATTGGTATCGATCCTTGCCATCACCCCACGCATCCGCGTACGTCGTGATCGCGAGCCACTCGTGCTCGTGACCGTCGTCCGGCTCGGTCGGGATGATGAGCACCGTGGCCTCAGCACCACACGTGACGCACGAGATGCGAGGAGCCACCTCACACAGGGCTCGCTCCTCGACCATGCGGTGACCCGTCGGGTCAGAGCATGGCTGCTCGGGATCGATGGCCTCCCACCTCGTACCGCTCACGCTCGCCACCCCCGGTCGAAGTCGGCGTGCTCGGCGTACGGCTGGGCGAGCAGGCGCAGCGTGTCGCAGTCCTCGCCCGGCTCGTGCATCTCCATCGAGTCGTGCGACCAGTAGCAGGCTGGAGACGGGTGGGAGTGCAGCGCCACGATTGACCGCTTGGCCGTGGTGTCCGAGATGATCCGATCCGCTGTCCGCTGTATCGCGATGTGTGCGGCTGGAAGCGGAGCGACCTCACCCTGCTCGGAAGGTGTCACGCCCGTGATCCTGCCGAGGTCGTTGGCCAGGCTGCGATAGATCGCAGCGCGCAGCTCCTCCTCGTCGTACCGCGCGTTCAAGAACTCGGTGATCGTCATGCCGTCCTCCACGCCTCGTCGAAGTCGGGGTGTTCGGCGTACGGCTGGGCGAGCAGACGCAGCAGCTGGCTACCGTCCTGATCGGGGTAGCTGGAGAACTCCTGGTAGATCGTGTCGGCCAGGTCGTCCACCACTACCGCGAACGCCACGATCGCCCGCTTGGCCGCGATGTCGGCGAGGATGCGCGGTGAGCGTGGCATCGGGCATGCTTCGGCTCCGCGCGGGGTCTTGCAGTTCCAGCACCTGACATTGACCCGCTCGCCGCATCGGTGGCACCGAATGTCGCCCGCCGAGTTCGTTTCACAGCCACACCCGTCCTCGTCGTACCGCGCCGTCAGGAACTCGGTGATGGTCATGTTGCGGCCCTTCCTACGCCGTAGCGGCGCTGGTCTGTGCGATGAGGTCCCGGACGTCGCCGAGCCGGTAGCGCGGCCGGGCCGGGCGCGTGGCCGTCCAGCCCTTGGCGACGAGCCGGCCGCCACGCTTCGGGTCGGCCCAGTGCTCCAGCTGCTTGATCGTGACCTGCCCGGCCAGCGCCCGAGCGATCTCCGAGCGGGTCAGCAGCAGGTCCTCCGAGGCGGCCAAGGTCTTGCTCCAGGTGTCGTCGGCGAGGTGCGTCGTGCCGCACGCCGGGCACTCCACCTCGGCTGCTTCCGGGCTGACGTACAGCGGCTCCCCGCACGCCACTTCGTAGCCGTGCTGGTCGACGACCGTCGCGTCGCACACGCCGACCTGCTGCGGGGACGGCAGGTTGTCGATCGCCCGGATCGCCTGCCGCAGCGCGGCCGTCAGCTCACCGACCAGCTCGCCGCCGGCGGGCTGGTGACGCATCCAGTCCACCTGCGAGGTCAGCCACGCGGCCAGGGCGGGCATCGAGTTGAGCGGCTTGAACAGGCCACGCACCCTGGCGATCTCGTCGCCCACCGCGGTGAGCGCGTCGCGCAGCGTCCACCGCGCCTCGGCCGACCGGTAGGCGTACGGCAGTGCGACCTTCGCCTTGCCGTCCTGGACGTCGACCGTGAGCGAGGGCTTGCTCATGGACACCTCGAGGTTCCCGGCCAGGCCGATCTCGGTGTGCGGCAGGCCGGTCTGGCGCACGGTGTTGATCGGCGGGTGACCGGGGATGCCGCGGCCGCAGTCCGCGCACCGCTCGTGCGCGGGCAGGTGAGGCATCGACAGCACCCAGGGACGCTCGGCGGGTCGGTCGCCGACGAGGCCCAGCAGCTTCTTGAGCCGGGCGCCACACGGAGCGCACACGTACTCGATCTCGGGGACATCGCGGTCGCAGTCCTCGACCGCACACAGCTGAGTCGTCATGGTCGTTCCCCCATCTCTTCGAGTGCCCACTCGGGCGGATCTTCCCTACGCACATCAGTCACCTGGGTCTGGGTGTTCGGCACGGGCTTGGTCTTCCCACCACGCTTGCCACGACGTCGTCGACGCCCAGTAGGCACACCAGTGGGCGAACCCGACCCATCCCGACCCGACCCGGCAGAACTAGTTCTGTCGACCTCGGATATCGACTTCTGAGGCGACTTCGGCACACGCGGTGCCGCCGGAGCCACGGGGGCCACGTTCGGGCGCTCAGGACGGGCTGCCGGGGGCGCTGTGGGTCGCACGGCCGGATCAGGGCGTGCGGTGCCCGCTGCTGCCACGGTGGCGCTCTCGTCGTCGCTCCGGACGTTCTCCTGGACCGGCCAGCCGTTCTCGGTGAGGAACTTGGCCGTCCACTTCCCGTAGTTCGGTGTCGCCGGCTTCGGCCGGATCGTGTGGTTGTCCTCCCACAGCTCGACGTTGTTCTTCCGGCCGCTGTTGCAGCCCAGGCACGCCACGACGAGCGTGTCGACCGTTGCGGCCTGCCCGGGCATCTGGTGGTCGAGCGTCCCGGTGCGGTTGGTCTTCTTGCCGCGCCACTGCACCAGGACCCCGCACCACCGGCAGTTGTCGCCGTCTCGGCGCCGCACTGGCACGGTGAGCGCGGGGTCTCTGGTGTCGTTGCGCTGCTGGCGCTCCCACTCGATCTCCTGGCGCAACCGGATGTGGATGAACTCCGGGTCCTGGATCAGCGTCCACGCGCGGATCCCGTTGCCGGTGGTGGTCTCGGTCAGCAGTCCAGCCGCGACGCAGAGACGCACCAGCTCATCCGTCCGAACACCGCCCAGCATGTAGGCGGTTCCGGCATCGATCACGTAGTCGGTCAGGTGCGCGGCCGACTGGAACGCCGACCGCATCAGCCACCCGAACACCTCGTTCACCGTGCGCTCGTCGGCGCCAGGCGCCCCCTGCAGCTGCATCAGCGCTGGGTATGTTGCGGCGCTGTCGCCAGCACGAGTCCATGGCACTCGGGTCTCTCCTGTCGATCACGGGGTTGTGGTTCGGTGGTGCGCGGCGGTCCGCGCACGGGTCTCGACCAGCACATGTGCCAGCCCTCCTTTCCAATCTCGGCGCGGAGCTCAGGCATCAGAGCGACCGGGACGGTGCATCTGCTGGTGGAACGCGCACCAGACCTTCGCGATGAGTCGCGCCAGCCCTGCGTCCCGCATGCGGATCTCTCGGCCGCATGGCAGGCACTCGGCGACGACCCAGCGGCTCATCGCGAGACCCGCACGGTGGCCTCGGGGGAGTCGGTGCACGCATCCCAGATGTCCACGAGGAACCGCACGGTCGACGGGAGGCTGCCCCACCCGTTGCCCGGTTCCATCGGCCGGTACGCTTCCGGCTCGGTGACGATCGCCGCAATGGCGCGCGCGACGATGGGGCCGAGCTCGCCAGCGCTCCTGCCGTCGAACTCGGCCAGGTCGCAGCCGGCCTTGCGCCACATGGGCGCAGTGTTCGAGGTGTGGTTCCTCTCGAAGACACTCACGGTCTGGTCGCCGTCGGGCAGTTCGAGGGAGACGTCGTAGCTCACCGCTCAGACCTCCTTCTCGGCCGCGAGCGCCTTGAGGTAGGTGTCGTGGTCGGGTAGGAGGTAGCCGCGGGAGATCTCGAGGCGGACGGGCTGGTCCTGGAGGCGGCGCCAGCTGGTCCAGGGGTAGAAGTGCTCGATGCCCTTGTCGAGGGCGATGGAGTACGGGCACTCGCGCAGGTCGCCGCCGGCGTTGCGGCACTCGGCTGAGTGCAGGACGTAGACCTGCTGTTCGGCGCTGACGGCGCGGCCGTAGTGGTCGGTCTCGTGTCGCGCGATGCCGAGGATGGTCTCGATCTCGGTGGGGTCGACCAGATCGGTCATGCCTGGCTCCCGTCGCTCGCGACCGGCCAGTGCCGGAACGTCGTGTAGTGCCCGAGCTCGCCGTCGGGGTCGTGGAGGTACCGGACAGTGCACGTGGCGCAGGTCGTCATGGCGTCACCGGCTTCCCGATCTGCCCGACCTCGTTGCTGCCCGAGCACTGCCAGGTCGCGTGGTTCGCGGCCTTGGGGCACCGCTTGTTGCCGCAGTCGGGGCAGACGTTCATACGGGAGGCGAACGGCAGGGGTTCCCCGTTGAGGCTCATGCCCGGGTCGCATGCGGCGCACGGGCAGTCAGGGTCCTTCGTGGCCGCCGCAGACTCCGGCGCCTCCCCGAGGATTGCGGCGCGGATGGCCTGGGCGTGGTCGGTGGCGATCTTGCGGCGCGCAGCCCACTGGACTGCTGCGACGGGAGACCGGCGCTCGATCGGGTGATCCTCGAACGCCTTCGGATCGGCCGCCCGCGCCATTTCCTCGACGACGAGCGCGGCGGACATGCCGGCCCGCATCGTCTCGACGTGGAGTTTCTGGGTCGGGCCGTCGAGCGCGGCGAAGCCGACGCCGGCGTAGTGAGCAGCGGTCATTGCACCGCGCTCGACTGGTGTCTGCTCAGCCACGGGACACCTGCTCCCGGAGGTGTCCGAGGACGGCCTTCGCGTGCTCGCGGATGGCGGCGTAGAAGTCGGTGTCGCTCATCGTGCAGACGTCGGGCAAGCCCACCTCGGTGATCGCGTCGGCCAGCGTCTCCTCAGTCACGGCGTAGGGCATGAGCGCGAGAACGGCGTCGGCGTGTGCGTAGTACGTCTCGACCATCGCGGGCGACAGGTCGACCCAGCGGTCAGTCGTGGCGTCAGCGCGAGCGATGTCGGTCTGATGGACGGTCCGAGCGATCTGATCCCGGTCCGGCAGCGGCACCGCGCCGTCGTCGAGCTCCTTCATCAGCTCGACAGCGGTAGGCGCGAGGGCTCGCATACGCTCGGCCTGCGTCTCCGGGGACAGGGCCTCCTGGATCTGGCGCACGCCGCCGTAGATCTCCGTGACGCACTCCATGAGCACGTGCATGCTCGACGCCGCTGGCACGTTCTCGATGTCGGGGGCGTCGGCGATCGGCATGAGCGCCGTCGCGAGCTGGGTGTCAGTGCCCTGGGCGGGCTCCGCAGCCACCATGGCGACGACGCGGCGTGCGGCGTCGCGCACTGTCGAGTCGGTCGCCCATGTCTGGAACGCATTCCCGATGCACTCGGCAGCACGCTCCTCGGTCAGGCGCCCGATCTGCGCCCGCAGCCGCTCTGCCTCTGCGTGCTCGGCCCGCGCGTCCCGTTCGGCCAGGCGTGCGCGCTCCTCGGCGGCGTCGGTCTGGTTCTGCAGCGCGGTGATGTACCGCTTCGCCTCGTCCCGCTCGCGCTCCCGGAGGTCCCGGTGCCGGGTCATGCCGTCCAGCCGGGCCTGCGCCGTCTCCAGCTCGGCCCGCAGCGCCTTGGTGTCCTCGTCGGGCACGAAGTCGGTGACCTGGTCCTCACGCAGGAACTTCCCGGACTCGGTCACCCACGGGGCGACGCGGCCGGGTCGGAGCCGCCACACGCGGACGTTCGGGTGCACGTGGCCCTCCGCGGTGAAGTCGCACGTCGCGCGCCCGACCGTCCCGGGCTCGACGACGACCTTGGGCTGGTGCACGTCGAGGTGGTCGCCGTGGGGTGTGGCGAGCAGCGTCGGTTCGCCAAGCATCATGCCGTGCAGCGCGGCGGTGTTCTCTGCCGTCGCGGGGAGAGTGATCTTCGTCAGCGTGCCCTGCTGGCACTCGGTGTCGTCGTCGTGGCCACGGCCGTAGTCGTATCCGCGCTGCCATGCCGACGCGTCCTGCCTGTCGGCCTCGGTGGCCGCCATGGGCGTGTTCTCGCTCATCGTCCGTGCTCCTCGGTGAGGTGGGTGCCCCGGTGGGCCTCGCAGCTCTTGTGGGGTGCTGTGCAGCGCAGGTACCAGGTGGTGATGAGGCGTTCGGTGTGGACGGCTTCGATGAGGTGGCCCGAGGCGAGCTTCGCGGGGTCGGACGTGCTGAAGCCGTCGCCGTAGAGGCGGAGCGCGGGCGGGTCGGGGATGTGGTCGACGAGGACCTCGCCGACGGCGGCACGGATGCGCTGAGCGGCGACGAACGGCTGGATGGACGCGCCGTGGTGGTCCATGTCCTTCGCGAGCTCCAGGACGCGGTCGAGCTGGACGAGCCGGTCGTGCGAGATCGCCCACCACGTCTCGACGGCGCGCTGGTTGACCAGCTCGTCACCCTCCGGCGTGCCGGTCCATGTGGCTCCCTTGGGCAGCACGCCGCCCACGGAGTGCGGCGGCGCGTACAGCACGTTGCGGATGCGCTGGACGACGTCGACCGTGGTGACCTCACCTGTGCGGCCCTCAACGATCGCCCGCACCCGCTCCAGCTGGGAGCGCAGGTCGGCGTTGGCGCGCAGCACGCCCTCGACGCCTGGGATCGGGTTCTGCTCGTCGGCATGGTTCAGATCGATGCGCTTGGTCTCGCCGCGGAACGTCGCGTATTCGGCGTCTGTCATTTCGACGCCGCCGTCGGGGTCGGGTTGGGTGCTCATCGTCCGTGCTCTTCGCATCGTGTGGCGGGGCTTCATCGGTGTGGTCATCAGAACAGGGCCTCCACGTCAGGCCAGGAGCCGTCGTCGGTGTAGTCGGTCTCGTCCAGCTCCCAGAGCTGGTTGGTGATGGTGTCGAGCACGGTCGTGTGGCCGCAGCCGCTGCACCGGGTCGCGTTCAGGGTGTAGACGGGCCACGCCGGCACCTCGAGGTCGCGGCTCGACCTCGCGCGGCGGGGCCTGGGCACCAGGAACGTCGCGCCCGGCTCCGGGGCCACGGCGCCCCACGTCCACATCAGCTCGTCGACCAGGCCGCACTCGTGGCAGCAGCGGTCATCCAGCGGGGCGTGGAACGACCACGAGCCCGCGTCCGTCGTCCACGGTGCCCACTCCACGGCGCGGCCGTCCCAGAGCGGCGGCATGTCGTGCAGCCGGAGCAGCGCGCGCAGGGCGGGCACGGTGTCAGCCACGGTCGCCCTCCTGCTCGATCGGTGCTGACTCGTCGACCGGCGTCCCGCCCATGCGCTTCGCCATGCGGATCAGGGCGTCGATCTTGTCTCTGTCGTGCCACGGGCTGTCGCTGGACACCACGACCACGCGATCGCGCGGCCTGATGATGCGGCCAGTGAAGGCGCGTGCCGTGGTCACGATCACCGTGCGGCGGCTGTACGGTTCGACACCGTTCTCCCGGCACCACTCACGCGCCGCATCGATGCTGTTCGAGACCACGAACGTGAGGCTCTGCACCCTCGGCACGGCGAACGGCCGGGCCGCTGGCGTCTCCTTAAGCCCGTACTCCCGTGCCCAGCGGTCGGCCGCATCACGGAGCGCCTGCACTGCCTGCTCAGGCGTGGCCTCGTTCCATGCCTCCCAGCCCTCACCCCGAGTCGCCCAGTCGTGCGGGGTGACCTCGATCTTCACGTAGAGCGTGCCGGGGAGCTTCCCGACGTGCTTGGACGCGGCCTCCCGGAGCAGCCCTGCCTCGGCGAGCGCTTCGGCCTGGTGCGCGGTGAACGACTCGCCGAGCCGCCCCTGGTGTCCGCAGTGGCACTTGCCGTCGAACGTGAGGCGAGTGTGGTCGATCAGCACCCGCGTCACTTCGCTCAGGGTGTCGGCCCCGCCGCCGGCCATCACCGCCTCGCGGTGAGCCTGGGCACGGCGCCAGAGGTCGTCCACCTGGAGGGCGATGCCCTCGTAGACGCCCCGGTCGGCATCGGAGCCGTACAGCGCCCGTACGGCGTCGCTTACTTCGCTCACGAGATCACCGCGTCCACGAGGACCACGACACCCGTGATGGACATGACCAGGCCGAGCACCACCAGGAAGATGAGCAGGAACCCGGCGTCGGCCACCCCACGCTCGGACCCCGCGGTGTGCTCATCGGTGTTGTGCTCCATGAGCTGGTGGCCAGCCTCGCCGTCCTTGGTGGACTCGAACGTCCAGGGGCAGTCCTCACGGAGGCACTGCGCGCGGTGGGTGGCGCCGTCGTGGGTCACCTTGCCGATGTCGGTCATGGATGTCGTCTCCTCGGTCTTCGGCTTGCAGATGTACATCCCGGGCGACCCGAACCCGGGCGGGGCGAAGTGGCGGCCCTTCTCGCCGCAGTTGCGACAGACGCCGTGCAACTTGGCGTGGTCGCGACGCTCCTTTCTGGTGCTCACGCCGGCTCCTCGGCCGTGGCGCGCAGACCGGCTGCCTTCCGCCGCAGCTGGTCGCCGTAGAACGTCGTCGCGTCGAGCGGCACACCAACGTTGTCCAGCGTGTCCTGGTCGTAGATGTGGGCCCGGCCCTGCGGCTCGCAGCCGTACTCCTCGCGCTCCTCGTACCGCAGCCTGCAGACGTCGCATCGGACATCCGCAACCATGGACGCGCTCTCGCGCTCGTTGACGCCGCGGTCGAAGTCGGCTGCCTCGGCATCCAACGTCAGCGCCTGGACCTCCGGCAGCACGGCCGCGAGCATCTCCGCGGTCAACCGGACATGCGTGGCGCGCAGCTCCTTGCAGTCGTACAGGTTCTCGTCAGCCCGCCGGCTGAACTCCTCCCACTTCGGCCAGCCCGGCAGCCGCCCCTGTTCCCAGGAGACGGCCGCCGCCACCTCGACCAGGTCAGCCGGGACGTCCTCCGGGCGCATCACAGACCTCCCCGCACCATGTCGTCGGCGCGCTCACCGAGCAGCGCTCGAACCACGCTCACCGGCACCGAGGCGTCGTCGGGCCACGCACCGATCTGGTCCCGGGCGTCCTCGAGGACCTTCGCGCCCCAGACGGGCAGCGCGCCGGTGAGGACCAGGCGGATCTGCCCGTCCGTCGGGCACCCCGGGTGGGCCGCTCGGTCCTCGCACAGGCAGACTTTGCCGAGGTACAGCCGGGCCTTCTCGATCAGGACGTCGGGCACGTCCTCCGGGCGCATCACGACGCGGTCCCGAGGACCGAGGCGAGGACGGTCTCGGCGACCCACTGTCCGATCCGGTCGGCCTGGTCGCGGTGCGACTCACCCGGGCGTCGCATGACCAGGGTGTGAACGTCCTGGCCGTACAGGTCGTCAGCGACGGATCGCGCCATCTCCTCGACGTCGAGCGCGGCAGCGAGTGCGGCCTTGGCGCGGTGCGGGGTCGGGTACCCAGGGATCGCAGACCACGCCTTCGCCGCCCGATCGACCGCCGCCGTCATTTCGGGGGTGGTCGCGTCGATGGGCTTGTCACCCGCCAGCCCGACTGGTGTGGGGTTGGGTCGGATGTGCGCGGGCAGCGAGATCAGCGCGGGGTCGGGCACGGGAGCGTTCATCGCTCACCGTCCGGGACGCTCGCGACCGTCAGCGGGCTGCGACCGACCAGATACGACGACGGGCCACCCGAGCCGTCGCCGGTGGTGTGCGGCGCGGCCCAACCCTTTGAGAACCGCTGCCACGGGATGCCGTGCCGGTCGGTGACGATGACGCCCTCCGGGGCGGCCTCCAACCACTCCTGCTCCGCGCCCTCGACGTCGGAGACGACCTCGCCCGGCATGAACGGCCACGACTCGGCGGCCACCGGTACCGCAGCGAGCGCCGGGGGCTCGGTGGCCGGCTCGTACGTGGCGGTGAAGATGTCGGGCTTACAGGGGTAGAACTCGCCCTGGACGCCGCGGATGATCCAGTCGTTGCGGCTGGCGTCGATGGTGCCCTCGAGCGTGTTGATGCGGAGGTGGTGGACGCCCTTCGTGCGGTCCTGGTCGCACTCGTCCGGGTTGTCGCACGCGTAGCGGGCGGTGCCGCCGCGGCTCAGGATCCAGTCGATGACGACCGAGACGTCGGTCCGGGTGTCCCACTGCATCGCTTCGACGACGACGGGCTTCTTGCGGTACTTCTCGGGGGTCTTCACGGTGTTGCTCCTTCGGTCGGCATGGTGTGCCCGCCGTCGGCCCACGCCGTCAGGGCGGCAGCGAGCGCCCGGGCGGCGTCGGGGTTGAGTAGGACGGTGGAGCCGTCGGGGATGGTGGGGCCGCCGTCGTCGCGGCGGCGGGACTGGGTGAGCATGTGCATCCGGAGCCAGGGGCCGGGCCGACCGTCCCCGCCGTCCTCGTCGTAGGCGTCCTCGAGGTGGCCGGGCACGCAGTGCGGTGCAAGCTGGGCGAGGCCGATGGCGGCCGGGAGCTCAACGTCGTCGGTGGGGTAGTGGTTCGACCAGCCGTCCGCGTAGGTGCGGACGCTGCCGTCGAACTCCGGGGGCCAGCCATCGGTCCCGATGTCGACTGTGGACTGCCAGATGCTCACAGCGCGGCCGCCTCTCCTGGGACCAGGCCGGTCTCGGTCAGCGCGCGCATCAGCGGCCACCACCGTTCGCGAGCTCGAGAAGCACGTCCGCGTGGCACGGCTGGTCGAGCGGGCACCAGCACGCGAGGTCGCGGCCAGCGAGCTCGGCGCGTATCTGGTCGAAGTCGGGCGCGAACGCGGCTCGGTACAGCGCCACGGCGATGTGCGGCGTGATCGCGAACTCGCGCACGTACTCGCCGCCGAGAGTCGGGGTGTGCGTCATGAGGGCCATGCCCACCTGCCACGGGTTGCCCCACTTCGACGGCCGCGCGACGACGACGGCGTCCTCGGGCTTGCGCCAGCCCTTCGTGCGGCGCAGCTGGATGCGCTTCGGGTCAGCCACGGCGCACCCCCTCGATCTGCAGGGGGATGACCGACTTGGACTCGTACGCCAGGGTCACGGCCGGCGCGATTTCCTCGAACACCGTGCGACCCGACGGCAGCACGGTGTGCGGGAGGAACTCCTGCTCGAACGTGACGATGCCGCCGGCGACACCTTCGAGCTTCGCCAGGACCATCAGGTGCATGGCGCGCCACCGCTGGCGGACCGCCTTGTCGTACTCGCTTTCGGCGGTCGAGGCGCTGCGGGCCTTGCCGGTCGTCGGCGTGCGCGTGAAGGCTTCGTCGTTCCGGTCGGGCAACGGGAGCACGAACCGGATCCGGCGGCCGTCCATCTCGAACTCGATCGCGGCACGGCCGGCAGTCCAGCCGTAGGTGAAAGCCGTGGCGCCGTACCGGGTCAGGTTGCGCTCGATCTCGGCGCGGGAGCGGTCCGCGGGGACGGTGGTCTGCTCGGCGTAGCGGGTCATGAGCCGCTCCCGTCTCGCACGCGATCGGCCGAGGGGATCAGCTGGCGCTCGATCGCCTCCCGGAGCGGCATCTCACCGAGCTTGCCGAGGTCGATGACTGCGTCGAGCGCTTCCTCGAGCACGTCCTCGCCGAGCTCGTCGTCCTCCAGGTACCGGTGGAGCGCCAGGGCGAGCGTCTCCACCAGGAGCACGTCGGCCTTGTGGCGGCGCATGTAGTAGCCGCTCGTGTGCTCCGCGGTACGGTCCGACGCCGGGTTGCCGCTGTTCACCTGCATCCGCGCGAGACGGCGAGTCAGTGCCCGGTCGAAGGCCGTCGACTTCGCGAGCCACCGGTTGTACTCCAGGCTCGAGAGCTCGCCACACGCCATCAGAGCTGCCTTGATCGACCGCTGCTGGCGCACGTCGGTACGTAGACGGATCAGGTTCGCCCGGGCGACGTCCGCGCCGGCGACGGCGACGAGCCGGTCCCACGTCATGTCGGACCGCAGCGCCTCCGACACGACCTCGTCCGGCAGCATGACGCCCGTCATGACGCACCGCTCAGGATCGCGTCGCGCATGGCGGAGGCCTGGTGGTACCGCCACCCGTCATAGCCCGAGCACTCGGCCTCGCACAGGCACGTCACGATCGTGTCGTCGTAGACGTCCTCAGTCTTCCTGATCCGGTGGGCGACGATGACGCGGTGCATCTCGCCCACGTCCAGCGCGGCGGCGACGGTCACGTGGGCCTCGGCCTGGCGGACCGTCATCTCCGGCACGCCGTCGGCCTCCAGCTCCTGCGTCGGGCCGCCGACATGCTCGGCGAGTGCTTCGGCCGCACGCTGGATCGCCGGCGTGACCCCGGTCCGCTCGCCCGCGAGCGCCTCGGCGAGGGCGGTAGCGCTGCGTTCGACGTCCTGGATCGTTGATCCGGTTGCGGAGGCGATGTTGGCGATCTGCTGGCGGACGTTCTCGTTGCCGGTCAGCGACGTGTCCGGGATCGGGCTCATCGGGACACCACCGTCACCGGGAACGCGCCCGGGGTCTGCGCGGTGTTGGAGCTGCGGAAGTCGATCCGCCACCCGTTCGGGCCGCCAGCCGGCTCGATGGTGACCGCCCACCGGTGTTGCACGTCGCCGCGCGTGTACTGCTCCTCCGGCGGGAACGTGTAGGACGAGCCCGCCAGCTTCTGGTCGTACTCGTTCACCGCCGCGGCGAACCGTTGCGCGGGCTGGTGCCCGTAGGCGTACACCCAGGTGCCGCTCTCGTCCTCGACGAGGTGGACGCCCTGGTGCACGTATGGCGTGCCGTCGTTGAACTCCTTCGCCGTCAGCGGCGCCAGGGGCGGGTCGGGCAGAGGGTTCTGGATGTCGTTGGCCTGCTGCTGCAGGTGGGTCTGTCGAGTGTTCACGGGGGTCAGTTCCTTGCCTGCTTGGTGGTCATGGTCAGCCGCCGGCGGCGTGCGGCGCGGGCGATCACAGCTGCCTCCAGGTCCATCGGTAGTTCCGGACCGTGCACGCGGGGCGGTGGTCGAACCAGACCGCCGTCCCGCGGTTCCTCGCCACGAAGCGGTGAACCGCCGCGGTGCACTCCGCGCACAGGAACACCTGGTGGCCGCAGCCGTGCAGGTGCATGGCCCAGGCTGGATCGCCCGGGCACCCGTCCTGTCCGATGCCCTCGCACGGCAGGACGGCGTTGAGGTCGACGGTCTGCTCGACCTCCTGCTCCACGACGGCGGTCACCTTGCCGGCTCCTTCATGAGCTCGGCCTGGACCGTGCCGTCGAGCAGGTCGATCGGGCGCCAGATGCCGACGTCGGCGTTCGCTGTCTCCAGCGCGTCCAGCCACTTGCGCTGGTCTGCCGAGACCCGGCCCTTCATCGACTTCAGCTCGCGCCACACGATGCGGCCACGGCGGACCATCACGAGGTCGGGGAAGCCGGCCGCCGAGCGCCTGGAGTCGTAGGTGTGGTAGCGGAGCCAGCCGAGTTCCTTGGCGAGCTGCTCGATCCGGGTCTGCAGCGTGTCCTCGGACATGTCGCCGGCGACCTGCTCGCGGTACTGGCTGGGGGTGATGGTTTCGGTCACGCTGCTCCTCCGAAGTCGAACGCACCCTGGGCGAGGCGGGTCTGTAGGGACATGTCGAGGTAGGTCTCGTTGAGGTCGATGCCGACGTAGCGGCGGCCGTGCTTGACCGCGGCCCAGCCGGTGGTGCCGGACCCGGAGAACGGGTCGAGGACGACGCCGTCGGGTCGACAGCCGGCCAGCACGCAGCGCTCCGCGAGCGCCGGCGCCATGGTGGCGAAGTGGGCTGCCGCGAACGGCTGGGTCGGGATGGTCCAGACGTCGCCCGGGTTGCGACCGCCGGGGTGTCCATCGACGCCGACATCAGTGCGCGCTGCCGTTGACCACGACTGCTTCGGCTGGCCTTCCGGGCGTGGCGTCTCGTCCTGCGGGCGGCCGCTTGGGCGGCGCTGAGGCCGCATGGTGTGCGGCTCGCGGACCGGGTCGAGGTCGAACCAGTAGCGGCTGTTCTTGGCGAGCATGAAGAGGTGCTCGTGCTTGCTGCTCAGCCGGTCGGTCACGGACTCGGGCATGCCGTTCGTCTTTGCCCAGATGACGTCGTTGCGAACGGTCCAGCCGTCAGCCTGGAGTGCGAACGCGACGCGCCACGGGATGCCGAACATGTTCTTTTCGGCGATGCCGGCGGCCTTCCCGCGGTGTCGTTCGCCGGTCTTGCGGAGCGAGGCCGCCTGCGCCTTCTGGGTGCCGCCTGGGTTGGTGAGTCTGGACTTGTCCCAGCCGGCGTCCGAGCCGCGTGCCTTGGACGCGTAGCTGTCCCCGAGGTTCAGCCACAGGGTGCCGTCGTCGTGCAGCACCCGGCGCGCCTCGGCGAACAGGAGCGTCAGGTGCGCGACGAACGCCGCAGGATCCGCCTCCGTGCCGAGCGCGCACGACATCGGAGGAATGGTGATGCTAGGGAAGCCGGGCATCGGCGCGTAGTTGACCTCCGGCCAGTGGGTCGGCTTGACGCCGTAGTCCCGCAGGCCGAAGTACGGGGGTGACGTCACGATGCAGTTCACCGATGCGTCCGGGAGCTGGGCGAGCACCTCGAGCGCATCGCCGTAGTGCAGGGTGATGGTGTCGTCTACGTAGTACGGGTTCATGCGGCCTTCCTCGTCGCGCGCGTCTGGCGGATGAGCGCGAGGACGTCAGTGCGGTCGTTTCGGACGGCGGCGACCTCGATGGTGTTGAGCGTGACGTCGACGCGCTGGGCGGCACGGGCGGCGGTCTCGCCCGAGGTCACGAGATGCACCCACTCGTCGAGGTCGACGCCGTGACGTGCCTTCTCTCCGACGTCTGGGACGGCGGTCGGGTCGTCGATCGAGTCGTCGTCCCATGCCAGGGGAGGCACCCAGCCGAGGCGGGCTGCGCGGTTGCGGGACCGGGCGGCGGCTATCCGCTGCCGCTGGTCGCCCTCGGGGGCCGGCGTGTTCCAGAGCTCGTCGTAGGCGACGCGGATCGCGCGTGCCGTGGTGACGGAGACCCGTGCTCCGCGCAGCGCCCGGTCGATGGCCTGCCGGTCGACGCCGGAGCGGGCGGCGAGCCGGTCGACCGACCACCCGAGACATGCGAGCGCCTGGACACGACGGCGGGTTCCCGTCGGGTCCACGGAGACCGGGCCGGCGAGGTCGTCGATCGTGGGCACGGGGAGAGCGAGGATGGCCTGCACGGTTTCGCGGCGGGCCTTGGTGCGCACGGCGCCGCCGTTGCGGTCCGGCCGGCCGTACAACAGTGGGTAGACGACCGAGGCGTCGAGACCCGCAGCGGCCGCCACCCGCTTCCACCCCATGCCGGCCGCCATGAGCGTCCGCACGTGGGCGGTGGCAGGTCGGGCATCGACGTAGAACTCCTCGCCGTATGCCTTCCTGCGACGGCGCTGTGCTTCGTACTCGGTCTTCGCCGCGCGGCAGGGATCGCAGTGGCAGTGGTCCAGCGTGAACCGGGCGTAGCTGCCGTGCTCGTGGTGGGCGATCTTGTGCAGGCAGGGGCGCTCGGTGCGGTCGAACGTCGCGGCGCGGGCCGCGCGCTGCTTCGCCTTGGTGCGCTTGCGCCTCCAGCGATCGCAGTCGTGTCGGCGCATCGCGTACGCGGCCCGACTCTCGGAGCTGTATTCGCCGTGGAACCCGCAGTCGCACCAGGCGCGAGCGATCGTACTCATGCGGCCACGCTCTCGGCGGTCGCCGGGCGGACGCCCAGGACCAGCGTTGCGGTGCGCTCGGTGACGTCCTCGCGGACCTCCGCCATGAGCGCGCCGAGCGACGTGTGATGCAGACCCGCAGCGCGAGCGATCTCGCTCAGCGAGTACCCGGCGTCGTACAGGCGCCGCATGTGGTCGATGACGGGGCCCGCCGGGGTGCGGCGACCCAGCTTGCTGCGCGGGACGTCCGGGACGGTCAGCACCAGGGGCGTGAGGTCCGGCTTCACCCTCTGGCGGGAACGGCGAGGGCGGGCCACCGGCATCGGCTTGCCCTCAAGGATCGCGATGCGCTCCAGCTCGGACAGACCACCCCACGTGCCGTGCGGCTCCCGGGTCTCCAGAGACCACGACCGGCACACGGCCATCACCGGGCACGCCCGACAGATCGCCTTCGCAGCTTCGGATCGCCGGTTCCGTTTCGCTCCGCGTTCCTTCTCGGGGTGGAAGAACAGCTCCGCGTCCACGTCTTCGTCGTTGCACCTGCCCTGCCCGTGCCACGACATGTCGACCGGGACCGAGTCCCAGCGCTCTCGCGGGGTGCCCGACTTCACGGTCGAGACCTCGTCATGGGTGAGGCCGCCGACGGTGTAGAGCCGGTGATAGCAGGTGGTGCACGCACCGTGGCCGCTGTGCAGGATCGACCCCGCGGGGCGGTCCTCCGCCGGGGTGCCCTTACGCCACATCGGACGGCCGCAGTGCTTGCAGCGGAAGTCGGTGTCGATCACGACTTCTTCCCGATCCCGAGGTCGCTCCAGATGCGCATGCCGGTCTCGGGGTCGTCCGGGTGGTTGCGCGCCACGCTGCGGCGAGCGAGCTCGGCATCCCGGGCGATCTCCGTTTCGATAGCGGCGTCTGAACGAGGGTCCTTGTCGTCCATGTCTCGCGGGGGCGGGACGTTCATGCGTCCTCCGTCTCGAGGTGGTCAGTGTCGTTCGCCGCGAGCTGCCGGACGTCGGGCACCGCGGGGGTGGGGCGGCGGCGGGGCACGCGGCACCTGGGGCACGTGCCCCGCCGGGTGCCGGCGGCGTGCGCGCCGAGGATGTGGTCGGCGGCGCACCCGGCGCACGGGTTCGTGGTGCCGTGCGTCCTGCAGACGGTGTGCGCGTTCGCGGCGGTCACGGTGTGTTCCGTTCGCGTTCGCGGTAGGCGGCGGCGCGGTGTGCCGTCGAGCAGTACTCGTGCCGTGCGTTCGTCGGGACGAACGTTTCGTTGCAGCGGTTGAGCGCGCACGAACGTTCGGGACCCGCGTTCGGCTCCGAACGACCGAGGCCGAGCTCGGTACGTCGCGAACGTTCGGCCGCGTCGACGCGGCGAACGCGCTCGCGCACCTCCTCCACCGTGACGCCCTCGCGTTCGGCGATGCGTTCGGCAGCGGCCTCCATGTCATCCCGGGTGACCTCGCGTTCGTCAGCCACGGCCGCCCTCCTGCTTGTCCTTCTCGGCGGCGGCCTCGGCGTGACGGCACCGGCGGCACAGGCCGCCCTCGGTCACCACACCCGTACGTCCGCACGGGCCGTGGCACGGCGGCATCGCCGGGACGAAGCGCTCCGGGGTCGGGCTGGGCTCGGTCGCCACGTCACACCACCGACTCGAGCGTCGCGATCACGTTGGGCAGCTCCGACGTGCGGCGTGTACGGGCGATCTCCCGGAGCCGGGCGCACACGTGGGTGATGACCGCCTCGACCGTGCCTTCGTGCGCGTCCGTCTTCGTGAGCGGCACGCTGATCGGGATCGCACCCGTGACGGGAGCCGCCGCCAGCTCGACGGCCTCCGCGACGTCGGCCAGTGCGCGGTCGTACTCCTCGCGCACCGCCCGAGCCGTGTCGGAGGCGTCCTGCAGGTGGCGGACGATCTCGTCCCACTCCGCGTCGGCCGTGATCTGGTCCCAGGTCGGCCAGGCGGACGGGTCGTACTCGACACCGGTGCCGCCCGCAGCCGGCCGCTGCTCGAGGAAGAGATGAGCCGGGGCCGGTGTCGTGCCGACATAGACGTCGACGCCGTCAGGCAGCGCCGGCAGGACGAGGGCGGTCATGAGGCGGCCCTCCCAGCGGATCCAGCCCGGACGGGCGCGCGACGCATCTGCTGCTCGATGTACCGCTCGACGGCGGCGATCGGGATGCGGATCTTGGGGCGGCGGGTGGCCTGGCCGCGCCGGGAGATGTCGATGTAGGGAAGGACGCCGTCGGCGAGCATCCCCCGGACGTGGTCATCGGAGCACTCGAGCGCTTCGGCGACGGCGGCGACGGTGACGTACCGGTTCAGCACGGCGGCTGTGGCGGGCTTGCTCATGAGCGGCGTCCCTTCATGGTCTTGGCGTAGTGGCGGTCGTCCGCAGCGAGGCGGCGGATGGCGAGGATCACGGCGACGACGGCCGCGACGGCGAGGGCGGCAGGGCCCAGGGCGGCAATCACGAGTCCCCCAGACAGCCGGCCTTGGCGGTCCGGTACTCGGCCTTCGCCGCGGCGATGTCGTCCCAGAGCTGGATCGCGTCAGCCTCGTGGCCCTCGTACTCGGACTGGCCACGGGTCGACATCATGTGGACGGCGGTCGTGTAGTTCTCGTGGTCCTCGAAGATCCCGTCGGCCAGGGCGAAGGCCTCCGCGCAGACCGGCGGGGCCTGGACGGCCATCGCGTGGCCCCCGTACCCGACGACGGCGCCGAGCAGGACGAACACCGCAGCGAACACGGCGCGCTCTGCGCGCTCGCTCGGGCGGCGCATCAGACGCCCACCGCGTAGAGCACGGGAGCGACGGCGGACACGGCCAGGACGCACACGGCCAACAGGCCGTACCCGACGAGCTGGCGGACGCCGTGAGCGACATCCCTGGCAGGCGTGCGTCGCGGGGCGAGGTGCTCCAAGATCTCTGCCGTAGTGCGGGCCGCGGTGCCGGGCGGCAGGGGGCCGCGGCGGACCTCTCGGAAGAGGTCCCCGTCCATCTGGTCCAGCGCGTCGACCACGTTCCTGGCGGAAAGCGGGTTGGCGTCCGGCGTGAGGTCGAACAGGACCCGGGAGAAGTCGGGGTCGAACGGAGCCGTGAGGTTGCGTGGCTGTCCCTCCGGGCGGACGTGGCGAGCGTTCATCGGGTCACTCCCAACCCGCGCAGGCGACGCGCGAGCGCCTCCTTGTACTCGTCGGGGTGCGCGTTCACGACGTCGGCGCGTGCCCACTTCGCGGCGGTCTGGCGGTCCGATCGCACGCGGTTCCGCTTCCAGCGCGGGACCTCGGCCTCGGCCCGCCCGGCGTCGGGCAGCGTGATCCGCCGGCCGCGCGAGTGGTAGGCCGCCCAGGAGTTCAAGGGCTCCAGGTCGCCGAGCTCGATCAGGCCGGCGTCGACCAGCGCGCGGACCGTGACCGGGTATGACACACCCTCGCCGGTCGGAACGAGGTTGGCTGCGCCCGTGACCGTTCGGTGCGCCACGACGTGCGTGATGGCGCCAGCGGCGACCACGTACAGCAGGTGCTCCTGTGTCGGTGTCAGCTCGATCATCGGTTCACCTCCCGGAAGTCCGCGAGCGCCTGGCGGAGGCGTTCGCGTGCGGTGTCCCAGGCGTCCACGCCGGCGACGTCGAGGCCCTCGCGCCGGTCGTCGAGCTCGTCGAACGCCAGGGCCGCCGCGATCACGCGGCGCCCGGCGTCGGCCTGGTCGAGCTGCACCAGACTCGGCGTGCTGTCAGACGGCGCCGGGTCCAGCACGGTGGCGTGACCGGTCGCGGAGACCTCCGCGAACCGGTCCGCGAGCGCCTGGCGGGCCTCCGGCGTCATGCCCGGCGGCGGGGCGAGCAGCACACCGGGCGGGGCCGTCAGTGCGCCTACGGGGTCGACGAGCGCGAGCCGCTCGGTCGGGACCGACCAGCGGCCGGCGCCCTCGAGCTCCACGTCGATGACGGACTCGTCCTCGGTCCAGGGGCCGATGACGACGCCAGTCTTGCCGTCGATCTCGGAGGTCGGCCCCGAATACAGGACCGGGTCCCCCGTAGTGAAGGGACGCTGCGGCGCGGGGGCGTGCTTGACGTCGCTCGGGTGGTAACCGTTGGCGGGGCGCCAACCGGTGTTGACCAAGGGGTCCTTGATCGACACCCACACGAAGTCGTCGTGAACGCTCGTGACGCGGCCCTCGCGGCCGTTGTCGACGAGGACGGGGTTGCCGGGCGCGAACTCGCGAGCGGCCGGCTCAGGCTCGGGGGAGTCGTAGGTGTCGACTCCGGTCGCGTCGGTGGGCACGGCCACGACCAGGGTCGCCGTGCGCACAAATTCCGCGGATCGAGCGAGCCCGGTCAGGCGGCCCTCCTCACGGGAGGAGTGCTCGCGGATCGCGGGATCGACGTCGATCTCGGTGAGCCACGCGTACCGGACCGCCGACACACCGCCGAAGTGGTCGAGCGCGGGGATGAACTCGATGACCTCGACGACGTCGTTCTTGAAGCGCCACTGGTCGCCGACCTGAGGCAGGCGGGGCGTGGTGGTGGCCATCAGAGGACACCGCCCCGGTCACCCTCGGCGCGGACACGGGCGGCGATCTTGGTGTCGCGCAGGTCCATCGCGTCGAGCGCCTCGGCGTCGGTCAGGTCAGGCAGGGACGCGCCCGTGATGCGCTGCGGCAGCGGTCCCTCTTCGACGGAGCCCTTGGCCCACGGGTCGTTGGCGGTCATCGGGTCACCTCGCGCAGCTCGACCAGGACGGTCGTGTAGCCGTCGACCATGTACGGCGCCAGCTCGGCGAGCTCGGCCATGGCCTCCTCGCGGGTGACCGTGCCGTCGAGGCGCGGGCCACTGTGGTCGCCCTGCGGGTCGATCGTGACGACGTTGTAGCCGAACGTGCGGGGCGGGGTGCCGAAGCGCGTCGGGCTGTACCGGTGCGCCGCGGCCCCTGCCTGCGAGGAGAACCTCGGCCGGAGGTCGCACGGCTCGTTGGTGTGCCGGACGAAGCCGGGCACGGAGGTGATGGGCAGGGAGACCGGAGCGAGCGCCTCGGCCTCGGTGCCGTCGTCGTCGATCCAGCCGACGCGAGCGCCGATGTGCTTGCGCTCGTGCGCGTCGATCTCGTCGCGCATCTCGTCGATGTAGGCGGGCGCGGCCTCGGGACCGACGGCGTGGATCTCGAAGTCGCAGCCCTGCTCGCGGCACTCGTACTCGGTCACGCCGTCGTACAGCGGCTGCGGCTTCAGGTAGGGGATCGGCTCGTCGAGCTCGGCGAGGAACGCCGGCGAGATCGTCGTGCCCGGGATGCGTCGGGGCAGGTCGTTGGCGCCAGACGTGCGGGCTTCGGCGGCGGCCTGCTCGGCCGCCTTGGGGTCGTCGGCCAGCGCGGCGTCGATGTGCGCCTGCAGCTTCGGGAAGATGCGCAT